ATGCCGAACTCAGACCTGCTCCCTTCCCTGCTGTCCAAAATCAACGAAAACCAACTCGCCCTTGAGGCGGCCATCATGGAGCTTACGAACTGGGTTGAGCAGCAAGGCGGCACCGAAATCGCCGACAACGTTCGCGGCGCGTTGGACGCCATCGACCGGAACGAAGAGTTCATCAAGCTGACCCTGGCCGTTCTCAATGCTCCCTAACTGATCGTCGGGAACACCTGCAGCTCGTCGCCTCGCAACCTCAGTCCGCACGAATCTCGATTACTGTATAAACATACAGCTTCGGATTACCCCACCATGAAAATCGATGAAGACACCTGCGAGTGGCTTGGATGCCCTACGCCTCTAGAAATGCACAAGCAACACGCCCTGCTCCTGGAAAACGAGATCCAGGAACTGCACCTGCAGCTTCGCAAAGCCCGAGAGGACATCTATGGCCTGGTGCGAATGCACGCTGAGTTATCTACCGAACGCGACAAACTTCGGGCAGAGCTCAAGACCTCCAATTGCGCCCTTGCTAGCTGCAAGACAGACCTGGGTTTTGTCAGAAGCAAACTCAACTCACTTGAATGGGGGCTTGCGCGAGCGACAAATGGGGCCTGGGGAAGCAAACCCTTAGAAATTTTGCCGCGTGATCTAAGCTGAAATTTCTACCGAGGGCTTGCCGATGTGCGGAAGACTTTCACAGTACAGCGGAATTCATGACTTCGTTGCAGCACTGAGCATGCCGAACGCCCTGGTGAATTCCGTGGGTGACGCGCCACTTGAGCGCTACAACGTGGCACCGACAACCCAAGTCGCCCTGCTCCACCTGCAAGATGAAACCTTGCACGCAGACTTGGTGCAGTGGGGTTGGCGGCCGCACTGGGCCAAGGACCGTGCCGCGGCGATAAACGCTCGAGTCGAGAAAGTGGCCTACGGCCCATTCTTCCGGGCGATCTGGCCACACCGAGCAATCACGCCCGTGGACAACTGGTTTGAGTGGATTGATGAAGGCGGGCCAAAGAAACAGCCCTACCTGATCCGCCGGCGGGATGGCGCGCCTGTGCTGTGCGCGGCCATAGGCCAGCTACCCGACGCAGATGAAGGCCAAGGCGAGCATGACGGCTTTGTGATCATCACCGCCGACAGCGCCGGCGGCATGGTGGACATTCACGACCGGCGGCCCGTGGTGCTAACGCCAGAGCTGGCCAGGGAATGGCTGGACCCAGCCACGCCCAAGGAGCGTGCCGAGCAGATGGTGTTGCACCAGGGCGAGCCGGCCGAGGCTTTCGAATGGTTCAAAGTCGATACGGCCGTGGGCAACGTACGGAACAAAGGCCTGGGACTGATAAAGCGACTGGCCTAGAAAAGCCCGCCGAGGTCAGAGGGTTTCCAATTCATTATCACCAACTCCCCGCTGACCTCAGCCTTCCCCTGCCGCTGGTTCGTCGTGGAATATCGAATATCTACAGTTTCAAAGTGAAACCCCTCAAATACCCGCCGTATGTCCGGATGGTCATTGATGCTGACCATCACCTTTCCTTTGCAGCGCCGCATGAAATCAGCCATCCGTTCATAGTTCTCAAACGGAAAGTCCACACCGTAACCAGCGGTCTGCCAGTAAGGCGGGTCCATGTAATGGAAGGTGTGAGGCCGGTCGTAACGTTCGGCACATTCAAGCCAGCCGAGGTTTTCAACATAGGTTCCGGAAAGACGCTGCCACGCTGCAGAAAGGTTTTCCTCGATCCGAAGCAGGTTGATTGCCGGACCAGTGGTCGCAGTACCAAACGTCTGCCCCGTCACCTTGCCGGCGAAGGCATGGTGCTGAAGGTAGAAAAATCGAGCAGCACGCTGAATGTCGGTAAGGGTTTCAGGGCGGGTCATCTTCTGCCACTCGAACACCTGCCGAGAACTGAGCGCCCATTTGAACTGGCGCACGAACTCTTCCAAGTGGTTCTGCACGACGCGGTACAGCGTCACCAGGTCGCCGTTGATGTCATTGAGGACTTCAACTGGCGCGGCCTGAGGGCGCATGAAATATAGCGCAGCACCACCAGCAAACACTTCAACGTAGCATTCGTGCGGTGGGAACAGTGGAATAAGGCGATCAGCCAGACGACGTTTGCCGCCCATCCATGGAACGATTGGGTTTGTCATTTTTGCAATCCTTTGCAAAGTGGGTGTGTATTGGTGTCATGTTAATTTTTGCGACCGGGAATGTAGGTCAGGGCGCGACGGCCCTGACATACGCCTGGCACGCCCGCAGAGCGATCAATCCTTGGTCGCCGGCATCGGTGATGGCGATAATTCGTTGAGCATGCGCTGGGTCAAGTTGGGCTCGACGGGCTCCATGAACCACGCCGACGGCGCCGGAGGTGGCAGACACTCCGCAGCCACTGGCTGAATCCGTGGCGTCGAGAAGGACTGACAGCCGCACATCAGCAGTAGCAAGGCGGTCAAGAAGGCGGGTCTGGTTGCGTTTAGCATCGGAAAGTTCTCGGGTGTGTTGTTGATCGGAGGTGGCCAGCGTCTTCTCCAGGCCCAGGCGCCTGTCCTGCTCGTCGCGCACTTGCTTGATGGCCACCGCGCTGATCCTGTCCAGCTCGTCCTGGTGCAGGCTGGCCTGCTCGGCAAGCGTCTTGCCCGTGCGCCACTCCTGAACCTGCCAGGTGACGCCGGCGGCGCTGGCCATCAGCGCCAGGATCAACACCACCAACCCGGCCAGCTTCTGTACGGGCGTCATCACGGCACATCCTTGAAGAAGACGTGGTGCCCGAGGCGCAGCGTTTGCTTGGCCTTCGCCGCCCAGGCCGGGGCCTTGGGCATCGTGGTTGCATAGTAGTGAGTGGCCCCGCCAGTCGGATCCGGTACAGCGCCGGTCATCACCTGGTCAGCAGCACGCTGGGCCTGGGCGAGCTGCGCGGCCGGTATCGGCTTCGCACCGCTGAGGTAGACGTAGTTCGGGTCGTTCTGGTTCCAGCAGCTGAACTGCCACGGCTTCAGGCACACCTCGGCGTAGCCCTCGCCCCACCAGGACTTGGCCTTGCCGTCGAACACGCGGTTGCGGATGGTCCAGGCCACGGCGATCTGGCCGGCCAAACCTTCACCGCGGGCTTCACCCCAGAGCGTGCGCGCCAGGATGTCCCGGTCTTTATCGGAAGTGGTCATGCTTTTCTCCAGGCAAAAATAAACCCGCACAGGGCGGGTGTCAGGCCGATCGGTACGTAGCTACTCGTCGGCGGCTGGGACGATCTCAGGCACGGCCTCAACCTTCACAGTTACCTTGGCGCTGTAGGTGTTCAGCAGCTGCGCTGTACGGACAACGGCCTGGGGCTGCGAGGCCAGCAGCTCGCGAGCCTTTGAATCCGCTTCATCCGCCGTGGCGAATTCCATAAGGTTGAGGGGATCGAAGGCGTTGCTGGAATTGATGACGATGTAAGGCACGGTGTGCTCCAGGTATTTTTGGCAAAAATAAACCCGCTCGATCGCGGGTGGCGGTGTTCGACAAAAGCTCAGTCGCTCAAAGGTTCGGCGGCGGCTGGCAGCGGGAAGCGTTGCTTGATCGCCGCTACGGATGCCAGCCACTCGGTGTAGTCGGGCTCCAGCCCCTGACTCAAGGCATCGTAGTCAGCTTCCAGGCGCAGCGGATCCGACTCGGAGAGATACGCTGCTCGCCGCGAAGCCAGGGCGGCCTCCAGCGCTTCGCGCTCACGCTCTTGCTGCAGCTGTTCGGCAGTCTTCATCATGCTGTAATCGATATTGCTCACTGGGGAAGCCTCACATTGCCGCTGGGTGGATTGAAGATGTCGGCGGGGTAAAGCGCAGACGCAGATGCATCAGGGCCAACAGGTAGTCGAATGCAGATGATCAGCCTCCCGTCGACACGGCTGACAGGCTGAGCAATCCACTCGCTGAGGATCGCCTCCATTGGCAGCGTGGCGCCTTCTGGAACGGGCCCAAAGTCGAAACACTCACCATTAATTACTAACGCTTCACCGCGTCTTTCGAGGGTTATTTTCTGGGCGGGGTCGATGGGGGAAAACGGTGACAACTTGATGATCATTACTTCCACCTCCCAACTGCAATGTAGCCGACCATATAGTTATTATTTTCCGCAGTAGTCAGTTGAATTAAAGCCGCGCTCGGGCCAGTCGCTGTTCCGGTAAAGCGCTTAACCGCGACATTGTTGTTATCGACTACCGTGGGATATTGAAGGGTTGGAACCAAAGTCGGCGTCGCCAAAAACGCGGCAGGAAAATTCAAATTAGTATCCTTCCTTACATTGGCCGTCGCTTGAATCGAAACAAGAGCGGCATGACAAATCATCGTGCCATCGGCGAACCTAATAAATGTGCCGTTGGCATTACTTCCACCCGTAGTAGCGCCCAGCGCATCATAAAGCTCTTGCGTCATATCGTTGATCTTAGTGTTCGCAGAGCGCGGAGTATCGCCCCCTACACCGTTCGGCAATGCGCCGAGGTTAATTGCCTGTCTGGCCATAAGTAGGTTCTCTTTATCTAATTTAAGAAATCGGCTTCGCAAAGACTACCGAGAGATACTGTGCGGTCGGCAGGTCCACCCCAGTGGCCTGGATAACTAACCTGTTCCCGCCGTAATCCCATACCGCTTGGACTACGCCCTGCCTCGACACCGTGCCCGCCATGTCCATGGCAATATTGTTTAGCATCATGTAGTCGCCAGTGTTTATCGGTGAAAAAGCGGACCAGCTGTACCTGAAAACCCCCGGCTGAGTTTGCTCTGCCCCGAGATAGTTCCAGGCGGATATGGTGCGCGTAAATTGTGCACACGGAGTTCCGCTATCAAAAATAATCTTCGAGGTCGCATCCCACAGCCGCAGGCCGTAATCAGCTATTGGCGCGGATTTGAATGCGGCGATAAACCACTTTCCGCTGGAGTGACTTCCTTTCAGTGTGTTGAACCTAAAGGCGTGCCAGTTTCCAGCGCTCCCTTGGACGAGGCAAGCGGCGAAGTAGTCGTCCTGGTCTGGCCTAACAAACACAAGCGGGGGCTCGTCAGTTGTAATTACACTTGAAAAGGCAATGCCTATACCGCCGCTGCCCGCCCACGTTCCGCTATCGAGAATTACAAGTCTTGAAAATTCAGAGTCCAGAGTCACGACGTTGTCATTGTTTGTGAATGTCAGTCCGAACGACACTATCTATTCCTCATTACTATCAGTCTTTGAGTGGTTAACCCGGTCGGCCCAGTAGTGGCCGCCGGACTTCCAAAGAAGACCCGGACATAGCCCTCATAGACGTAGGGGATAAATGCTATCGCGTCGATGCTTTGCCCGTTCGTACTGTAGGGCACGATAGGGATACAGACGCAGGAGTCTGTTGCGGGCGTTACGCCCGCAATAGCTATGTCGATAAAGCGCCCGGCCGTTTTGGGTATAAGCGCCGAATATATAACCCTGACAGTAAAGGATGTTTCATCCAGCTGGAGGGCTCCGTCAGCCCCCCATATCCGCATACCGAAACTCATTCCGATAGGTCTCCTAGCTGCACCCTTTTTTGTCCAGCGGCGTCGTATACGCGCAAAGATCTGTTGGTCATGGTCATGCGCCCTTGCCCTGGAACAGATCCGTTTATTTCAAAAACCCCGGTCTTGCTCAGTCGCCATCCAACGGAACCCGCAACATAGTCATCGGACTGGATGTAAGCCCCGATTTTTGCATTGGTGATCGTGCCATCCTGGATAAACGCGGCTTTAATAAACGTCTGGCCGTCCGTTACGGCAAAAGGAATCGTGCCTCCCTGCCCAAGGGCGAACAAATCCGCATCAATAATGAACTTGGACTGCAAGCCGCCAGGGCCGTCTTCCAGGCCGAGCCCCACACCAGCATATTTATATTCACCTGTAGCCGAGGTGTACTGCAGGCGCACCGACCAGGTAGCCGAAACTTTGTCGCCGACCGTCTGAATAGCCTGGGCGTTCTGTGCGATCGATAGGTTGGCTCCGCTGAGATTGGTTTCTACGGTCGCAATTTGCTGACCCATTACCCCTTCAGCATTAACTCGCGCAGTGGTCTCAGCAGCAATGGCAACCGCGTTACCGTTGACCTTTGCCTCAACCAAGTCAGTTCGTTTACTTTGGGCTGAATCACCCTCGGCAATCGCTGACCACACGGACCACACGCCCGCGCTGACAGTGTTGTCGCCTGCACTGGTCGCGGTGTCGCCTGCATAGGCTGGATTGATCTGAGCGTAAACCCCATCAACCTTTTCAGATGTTGCAACCAGCTTGCCATCGATATCGCTAACCATGGCCGCCAAGCTTGAAGTAGCGGACGCATTTGCAGCGTCTGCTGCCGTAACTCGGCGAGCCGCGATGTTGCACCACAGAGCCCGCCCCGTACTGTTCGCGACCATGATTCGGGTGACGAACCTGGCAGAAACCGCATTCGCCGGCGCAGTGATACGGCCCGAGAACTTTTTGAAACCCGCGCCAGTGGTGGCCGCGAATGAAAAGGCCGTCACATAGCCCAAGTTCACATTGGCGCTGTTGTAGAACTGCATCTGGAAGTTGCCGGTCTGCCCCGGGGTCATCTCATCCCCAGAAATCTCCGCCGTCACATCGAACTGCTCACCCGCCACAGTCAGGATGTTGAAGTTGATCCCGCAAAAGCTGTTGGCATAGAAGGCGATCGCCTTGCTGAATGCCGTCGAACTGGATGCAGTGGCTACGACCGCTGTTGCTGGGGACCCAGTAGATGTGGTCCAAGGATCTGCCAGGCCATCCTCGAAGTTACCTCGAATAAGCAGGTTATCCAGTTGCTGGCCGATAGAAGCCCGGATGCCGGTGATCGCCGTACCCTGCGCCGTGATGGTGTTGCCTTGCTGCGTCACGGTGTTGCCCAGAGCTGTGACGGTCGATGCATCTGCCTTGGTTTGCGCGACCGACAATGCATTGGCAGCTGCCGTCGCTGCATCCGTGGCCACCTTGTCGCTAACAGCCGCCCAGGCGGAACCCGTCCAGCGTTTCGGCGTGTTTGCACCTCCAGTGATATCGATCCAAAGATTCTGCACAAGCTGATCAGCAGCCCCTGGAGCTGCCGCCTGCACCAGCACCTTGCCCTTACCGCCTGCCAGTGTATTGGCCGCGTTTGCAGCGTTTTGCGCCGCAGTGACGTTGCCGTTGGTGGTGGTGAGGCTGGTTTGCAGTCCAGTGATTGCCGTGGATTGAGCGGTGTTCACCCCCTCGATATTGGTGATCTTGGTTTCTGACGTAGTGACACGCGCGGCGACGCCGTTGGCAGTCGTTACAGCCTGCCCCACGTTGAGCCAGTAGTTTGCATCTGGCGGTGCTGCGCCAGCGGGAACACTACCCTTGGCCTGATACAGAATGCCGTCAGTGAACAGCACGCTTTGACCTGCCGTGTAAGGCTTTTCAGGATCGTAAGCCGCCGAGTCTGCAATATCCGCAATCGCATCAATTTGCGCCTGTAGCTGGGCGTCCAGCTCTTGCAAACGCGCATTCATCGAGCCAGGACCATCTCCCGAAATAAGCTCGATCTCTTCGCGCAACTCCTGGTACAGAGCCCCCTTGCCGATCTTGTCCGCGAAGTACTTCTCGTACTCGCTCTGGTCCGAACTGGCCTGGCCATTTACCGCACCTGGGATCGGATAGAACGGCCCGACGTTGCCGGTACGATCCACCAGGCGCGCCCAGAAAAACAGGCTCGCCCCCGCCAGCAGGCTGTGCATCTCATGCTTGGCCTGCGGGTAGCTGAAGTCGCTCAGCTTCTCAGCAGTCTCCAAATCGGGCGCCTCGCTATACCAGAGTTCCGTGCGCTGGGTGTCCTCTGCACCTGGTGGAAAGCCCCACTGGATGCCGATGCCGTAGACCAAGCTGGAGGTGGTCAGGAACGCTACCGCCGGCGGCAGACCCTCTTTACCCTTCAGGTTGGTCAGGTTTGAGCTCTTCCAAATCGAAGAGATCTCGAAGGCACTCACAGACCGTACCCGGGCCAGATAGGCGCCCGAATAGATGCCAGTAACGTCCACGCTCGTCGAGCCAGTGCGCTGCAGCTTGATCCAGTTGCCGCTGTCCTTGCGCCACTCCACGTCATAAGCGACCGCACCAGGTACGGATGGCCAGGAGATGTTCATGGTGCTGATTGCCAGGCCTTGGTCGATCGCGAGGTTCGACGTGATGTCGACGCTCGCAGGTGCCGGTACCACTGTGATCGGCACAACACTGATTGGGCGTTCTTCAAGGCGTGCGCCAGTGTCGATACTTGGAAACTTGCTCGGCTCGAACTGCAGCGCACTGATGTCGTAGTCGCCCTCTGGGGTCCGGGCGGTCCTCATAACCCTATACAGAGGAATAGCCAGATCATCAGCGTCGATTGCCCACTGAAGCTGCGCGGCCGGCGCCTCGCTGTAGGCGACAGTCACAGTTACCTTGCGGCCGTTCACGCTTTCCACTGTGCGCCCTTCCGCCCGCCCGCCGGGAAGGTTAATCACCAGCCGGTCACCGGCCTTGACCAGGGTATCGCGGTCCAAGGTGACGACCTTCCCCGCCGCGGCTGCAATGCGCCCGCCTATCTCCCGGCCCGCCAACAGCGAGTCGGCCACGGGGATAATGAACCCAGGCAGCGGAATACGGCCTTCCATGCCGGTCCTGAAGCTGATGGTGCGGTCCTGGTTGTTGCTCAGCACCAGCCACTTGGCACGGCGCTGGGCCTCAGATGCCCGAGTGCAGCCGATGGCACTGATCTCCGTCGGCTTGTCGCCCAGGCGGCGCTGCAGCGGCAAATCGGAATAGACTGTGACATCGGTATCGTAGTTGTTCAGCGGGTTATCGTAGCTGACAAGGCAGCGCGTGAAGCGAGTCTTCGCCGATGCGCTGCCATAGGAGATCTTGCCGTCGATGACATTCGACCGGGTGAAGACGTAGTCCATGTCCTGTGCCCGAGGCATGTCAGCCTGCATCACCAGTTGGCCCTGAGCCCAGTACGTCATGCCGCGATAGATGCCGGCGATGTCCCGCAGCAATGACCATGCATCGGCCTTTCCCTGCAGGTTCATGTCACACAAGAAGCGCGGCTCAACGCCGCCGGCACCATCGGACACCAACTGATCGCAATATTGTGAGATGCGGTATAGCTCCCACTTGTCCACCATCCACGGCTTGATTCGGCGACCCAGTCCGAAACGATCCTGGGTGCAGATGCCGTAGGTGACCCAAGCCGGGTTATTGGTCCACGCCTCTTTCATTGTGCCATCCCAGGCACCGGTATATGTCCGCGCCACCGGGTCATAGTTGCTCGGAACCTGCCAACGGCGCGCTTTGCATTTCACGGTGACGGCCGGGATGTTGGTGAACTGCTCGGCGTCGAACTCGACGAACAATAGCGCGGTGTTCGGGTAGCGCAGCTTTGCGTCGATCACCTGGGTGTAGCCGGCGATGAACAGGCTGTCGGCAACTTTGTCAGTGCTCTGCGAGTTGGGGGTGATTCGGCGAACACGAATCAGCCAGCCGCTGGCAGCCGGCGGCAGGTCGACGCGTAATGAGCGCTCGTAGCGCGTGGTCGTCTTACCGTCCATGGCACCTAACAGAACCTGCTGGTAGGCGCCGCCATCAGTTGCCACGTCGACCGCATACTCGACGCGATAGCCGTTGATGTTGTTTGCGCCATCCTGGCTCGCCAGTCGCGGTGTGGCCAGGCGAATACGCGCCGCAGAGAGCTGAAGGTTAGTAAACGACTGCACCCACGGCGTGCCACTGCGCAGCTCGATATTCAGGGAGGTCTCGTTGTCGACTGACGGAATACCTGGGATGTAAGTCTGCTCAACCGAGCCTGGTCGCCAGTCCCACTTCACATTGCTGAAGTTATAGTTTCCGCTGGCGTCCTGGATCGGGGTGTTATCGAGAAAAATGTCGCGTGCGGTGGGCACACCATCGAACTCACCCTCGCCCACTGCGATGAGGATCTTGGCCACGTTGGTGGAGCGCAGACTATCGGGTGCCTCTACCGGCGCCTTTGGCTTGCTCTCGCCACCTTTGGCACCGTGAATATCCAGATTCTGTGCTGCGCCCATGCTTTCCTCCAGGCAATAAAAAACCGCCTCTTGGGCGGCTTGCTCGACGTGTCGAGGTTATGTCTTGTCTTCGGCGTAGATAGAGGCCGAAATGATTGCGCCGCCCCACCGGCGCTCACCGATGCAGATGGGGACGGGGTTGCCACTGGCCGTGGTGTTTTTCGCGCTGCCGAATGCGTAGCTGGGCATGTTTTCAGGCGCTGCGCTCTGCTTAAGGCCTGATGCCTGCGGGCTGAGCATCTGAATCACCCCCCCGGCGAGCAACGCGATACCGGCGGGCGCCGTCGGCGCGCCGAAGTAGCTGGCCGCAATCAGCACGACGCCCAGCACAATCTGCAAAATGCCGCCCCGCTTGCGACCTTCTACGACTGGGACAATCCTTATCTCCCTGGCCCCGCCCATGCCGAACTCATCCGGCCCGACGTTTTTACGGTTGCGGAAGATGGCGAAGCGAAGACCCAGGCGGTCAAGGCGGCGAATCTCGGCCTCGAATCCCTCAATGGTGGCCTTAAGCGCCCGGAAAACTTCCCACGTATCACCCGGGCCAACCTGACGCCGGTGCAGCCTGCCGAACTTCTGAGCCAGCGAGCCGGACAGTTTGACGGTGGTCATTGGCGAATAAACGATGGCGCTCATCGTGCCTCCTTGTGTCGAAGAATTAAGCGTGTGCGCTGAAGCCATGGCCCGCCGTAGACAATCAACTCTGATGGCCGGCCATAGAGGTGGTGCAGGACGAAGGGCCCGGGACCAAAGACGCCGGATTCTTCATCGGGCAGCGCCGGGTCAGTTCCCAGGTAGATTCCCGCGTGGTTCGGATGCGCCGTGCGCCCGACCTCCATCACGATCATGTCGCCGCGCTGTGGTTTGTCGACTTGCTCGAAACCGGCAGCGGTATAATTCGCCTCGTACAGACTGGTGCTATCTGCACTCTCCCACCAGCCCTCTGTTCGCTGGAAGGCTTCGAACTCAAGGCTCCACTCACGTCGGTACCAATCGGCGCAGACCTGCCAGCAGTCCCAGGCACCATGCACGAATGGGCGCTTTAGCAGCGGCGTGTTGCCGCTCGGGGTGACAGTGCGCAGGTCGCCCTCGGGCCAGCTCAATATGTGCCAGGGCAAGGCCGTGGCCTCGCACATGGCCAGGTCGCGCGATGACGGGCGGCTGGTGGCGTCCGGATGAGAATGGACGATGCCGATCACCTGGCCCTGGTCTTCCGCCGCGGCGTAGTCCTCTGGATCAAGCCGGAACTCTTCGTTCGGCTCCGTGGCGATGTTCCGGCACGGGAAATACTTCTGTGCCCGGCCCACGGAAATCAAAAGCCCGCAGCACTCTTTCGGGTACTCGGCCGCCGCATGCACCTGGATGGCGGCGATAATGTGTTTGCGCATTTCTCAGCTCCGGGCAATGAGTGACACAGCGGGAAATCCACCGAATGGGTAAGGGTTTCCCTCGCCGAAGCGGGGAATGCAGCAGCGGCCCAGCGTTCCGTCAGGTATGTCATTCTCAGGGTTATCTGTCAGATTCCCATCCTTGTCCCGGTACGGCCCTGTGTAGCCACAGTCGGGCCCCCTGTACCCGCCGGTTAGCGCCCAGTGGCACAGGGTTGTCATCTGTCTGCCGATTGTTTCGCCGCCGACATCACCAGGGCTGGCCAAGTCCCAGCTGACCGTCTCGCCGTCCTCGTTGGTCTTCTGGTCGACATACCAGACTTCGATCGATTCCTGGGTGGGATCGGCCGCGGGGTTGCCGTCTTCGAAGTTCACCGCGTCCAGGAACTCGGCCAGCGTGTTGCGAACTGTCACCTTGAACTCGAGCAGATCCTCGAAGGCCAGGCATAGAGCGGTGATTCGTCCATTGACGTTGCCCACCGACAGCTTTGGCCGTACTGCGGTGCCGTCGCCGTTCGCCTCGCTGCCCTCGTACTGCATTGGCCAGGCGCCATACTCTTCGCCCTTCCACCAGATCGACTTGGCCGGCAGCTGGTCAGCGTTGCTGCCGGCGGCCAGCAGTTCGGCAGGCGTATGCGGTATCGCATGGCCGTGGAAGCGCAGCACATCGGCGCCGTAATCGCTGCCATCCAGTTCAAACAGCATGATTTCGTTCCCAGGCTCAAGGGTCTGGATAGCATTGATCAGCGACATGGATTGACCTTTACGGGTGGAAGGCGCGCTCGAACGTCGCCGTCACTTTGAATACGCCCCCGCCCATGGGAGTGGGGGTCGGGTTCTTGCAGGTAAAAAGGCCAAGCTGGCCAAGCGGGGTTGTCCAGAGGAAGGCTTTGGCACCCTTGTGACGATCGAAGAACGCCATAATTTCCAGCGCTCTTGCTTGGCCGCCGGTGTGGGTGATTGGGTAGGCATCGACTTTGTTGTTGATCCCATCCCCGACCTCTTGCTTGTAGCCGTCCCCAAACTGCGAGGTGCGCACCCGATAGGTAATATCGGGTGCCTCCCCGTTCTGGGTGGCCCAGGTGAATGTCTCAATCGCCATCGTTACCTCCCGTTGATAGCTCGCCAGATAGCCCCGCCAGGCTGAACACCGCGTGCGATGGCAGCCTCGGCTTCGGTCTTGGCGACCTGCTGGATATTCCTTCCGGCCTGCGAGGTGTCTTCCTGAGTTGCATTACCGCCGTCGCCAGCCGTTTGCACGGATACCGACACGGGAAAGTTGTAGGTGTTGCCGCCTCCCCCACCCCCTCCGCTGCCAGCTGCAGCCATGATTGAGTTGCCGCCAGTCATCAGCGGAGTGACGCTGCCGCCCTGTGCGCCCGTCATGAGATAAGAGCGGCCGCCCTGACTGAACAGCTCAGGCCCCCTTTCGTTTACCTCATACAGGGTGTTCGGATCGACAGGACCACCTGACGCCCTACCCTCTACTAGAGCGCTGCCGATGCTGGAGCCGAAACTGCCAGCGCCTGCACCCGCCGCTGCACCGCCACCGAACCAGGCACCGATCGCAGTGCCCGCCAGCCCCGACAGCAAACCGGACGCAGCCTGACGAGTAGCGATACGCGCCATGTCAGCGATGATCGACTTGGTAAAGTCGGAAAACGAAAGTTTGCCGGTAATGGCAAAGTCAGCGACCGCGTCCTCCATGCTGGAAAAGGCATTGGTGAACAGGCTTTTGGTTTGCCCGGCAACGTCGTTGGCTGATTGCAGGTAGTTCTGGAAGGCAGAAGAAGCGCCGCTGCGCCAGTCGCCTTGGGCCTCCGACATCTTGTCGTAGTTGTCGACCACTGTGTCGCGGTACTTCCTTTCCGCATCTTCCAGGCTGGCCAGGTCGCGCATGTAGTCTTCCTGGCTGTACTTATCAGGCGCTGTCTTACGGCGATCCAGAAGTTTGGCGCGCTCGTCGTTGAACTTATCAGTGGTTGCGTCGAGGCTCGCCTGCAGTGCTGCTTGCCGGTCGCCCAGACCCAGCCCGTTTGCTGCACGGGAACCGGCCGCTTCCAGTGCGGCGCGCTGGCGCTCCAGCTGATTGACGTAGGCCTCCGAGGCGGCCGTCAGTTGCTCCAGGCGGCCCTTCTCGTTGGTAGCGATGACCGTCAGCTGACTATCGGCATCCTTTTGAGCCTTGACCATCCCTTGCCTTGCATCGGCGATCTTCTGGTCAAGCTGGATGCTCTGCGCCGCCGTTGTGTCTTTCTTGGCCTTGGCCGCTTCCAGGGCATCGATCTCAGCCTGGTACGCGGCCGTCACATCGTCCTTTTCCTGATTGATCAGGGCCGATCGCTGCTTTGCGTAGTCCGACAGCGACACCACGCCGGCCTTCTGCTGGGCCTCCAGTTCCTTTTGGGCGTTTCGGTAGTCCGTGACGATGTCGGACAGGTTGTTTTTAGCGTTATTGAAACTGGTCAGATCGACTTGAGCTGAGGCGGCCTTCGGGCCTTTGTTTTTATCGTTAAGCCCTTTAACCAAGGTATCGTAAGCCCCCCCTGAGAACTTTTTACCGTCAAAATCGACACCCTCCAGAAGCTTAGACTTTTGGCCGATCCTCTCAGCATTCTCGTAAAGCGTTCTGAATTTATCGTTGAGCTTGTCCAGCCCTGCTGTGCGCTTATTTAGAGGGTTAATCTCATCGAGCTGCGCATCCAATTCTTTTTGGATCTTAATAGCTTTCTGGTTTGCGTCGGTGTTCTCGCCAGTGATGATTGCCAGATTGGCGTTGGCTGCTTGCCTGGCTTTCAGGTTCGCGAGCTTCTTCTCCAGCGCCTCAGTAGAGTCGTCATGCTCGCCGGTACCCAAGCCTAACGCAGTATTGAGCGAGCTCAGCCCGCTGGAGACTGCGCCGGCGAATCCGCCACCCTTACGGGTATCCAGCACGCGCTGGGTAATCTCGATCTGCTTTGCGACGTCTGGGAAAGCTTCCGACCTAATATATGAGTAAGCGCGTTTCGTAGCTTCCCCGACGTCGTCCCAGTCTCGCTCAATATCGGATAGAGACCCGCGATAGGCCTTGAGTCGCTCTAACGCCGCCTCATTCAAATTGCCACTCAGGACATCAAGCGCGCGCTGATGATCGCCCTGGTCATCAATCCCCTTGATCACCTGGTACTGCTCGAGGGTCAGCAGCCCATACTGGCTGCTGATTTTGCCCGCAGCCTCCGTAGCTGTATCCCCAGCAGTGGCGAATGACTTTGCGAGCTCTCCGGCACCCTGCCCCGTGATCTCGCTGATCGCTGTCGCAGCCTCAGCCAGATTGCGCATCTGCGTGCCGCTTGTGGCGGCCCCCGACGCAAGCGACACAACCGCTTCGCGCGCGCCAGATAGATTTCCAGTGATGCGCCCGGCACCTTCGGCCATATCCTTCAGGCTGGCGATTGTCTGACCGGCGCCGTTGGTGCCGCCATTGATAGCAGCATTGAACTCGCGAGCCTGCTTCATTGCATCGAAATAGGCGTATCCAAGCGACCCAAGAACGGTCACCAGTAGGCCGGCTGGAATTATCATCCCCGCCAGACTTCGAGCTGATTCGCCGGCACCGGCACCCAATTGCGCAATGGCCCGCGCACCACTCCCCAGATCGCCAGATTGCAGGGCGTTGGCGAGCTGCATCACGTTCTCTTGTGCCTGGCGAGTGCCAAGCTTCAACTTGTCGAACGCGGTTTCCGTAGCTGTCAGCCCTGCACGATCCTTGCCGATTTTTGCCAAAGCTTCGTTGTAGCGGTTGGCGTCAGTCTCGCCTAGCTTATGAAGCTCGTTGAGTGCTCGCTCACGCTCTTCAAGCTTCGCCAGCTTGGAGGTTAAGGGGTCCATTCCATTCACGGTGCGCTTCAGCGCTTCGATCCGTCGGCCCTCAACCTCTATCAGGCGCTGCTTCTGCGCCAGTTCTTTGGCTTCAGCCTTTTCAAGCCTGTCGTGGGCCTTCCCCAACTGATCCTGATACTTGACCTGGTCCTCTATCGTTACCAGTCCACCTTTCTTGGCACGCTCGAGCAATCCCTCAGCCTGGATCAGCGACTCCATGCTGGTGATATTGCCGCTCATCGCCTTGTCTAGCTGGCTGATGACATTGATCTCAGCTACCGCACTGTCGGCGGCTTTGCGACTTGCACCGGACCTGCGATCTATCGCGGCAGTAGACTTGTCGACGCCCTGTGCCACCTCACTTTCAGCTTGAGTGATCTTATTTCCGGTGCTGGCCAGGCCATCGCCGGCTTTTCCCAGATCGACAATCGCCTTCTCCGCGCCTTCTGCCGAGTCGACCAACTTGTCCAAGTCGCCGGCAGCGTTCACCGCCTCCGATGAGTTTACGGCAATGCCCAAGGACGTGAAGTTGGTAGCCATGCTTTCTCCAGGCGTAAAAAAACCCGCTCTAGGCGGGCTTATGGAAATATATTTAGTGCTGGCTAAAGTAGCCGAAAACCGCAACAGCTATTCCTAGCAACAAAACTAGAATCGTTCGGTGGCTTCTCATGGGGCCGTACACAGCCTCGTGCGCAGAGCTTGCTTCAGCGTCAGTAATTGGCGTGATACCACTTCCGCAGTGCTTGCACTTAGACGCCTGCATTTTTACAAGTTCTGAGCAGCTAGGGCAGGCTCTCTCGCCGCTAGAGTTGACGAGAAGACCTTCTTTAATAGTTGAAGTTTTTTGTGGGTTTGGTTTGATTATTAGGTAAATGACCAGTCCGAGAACAGGAAAGAAAATCCCCACCAAAAAGCCTTCGAACGCAGATCTGTTCTTCGCGTTCGCCGCCACGGCTGTGAGTCCGACAACAATAAGCCAGCCCAAAACGACCACCTGTGACATATCAACTTCTCCTTAAATACTTAGAAGCTGCTCGGCTGTACGGCTATCGACCCACCACCCGCAGGAATAAAAACCCTGAATTTCTTTTGCTGGCCCTGCTTCAAAACTACTGACGTTTCCATTCGTTCGGGGTTAGCTGCGCAAAGCGCTGAACCGTCCAGCGCGGCACCTAGCAACCACTCGCCTGAAGGCACCTGGAAGACAGCCTTCTCGCCAGTGTCCAGCTTCGCCACGGGTGCACCATTTAGGAAAATCGTTGCAAAACATCCGCCACCTTGAAACCCAGTGTCTCTCGTCACAATCAGCGAGCTGCCACCAGGTACTGGCTTCTGGTAACCGCTCACCCTTTCAGATGGTGCTGAACGCGCCTTGTCAGAAGGTACTGGCGATGTAGCACAACCAGCCAGCAACGTTAACGCCAGAGCACCTACGAATAATTTCATGTCGTTCCCTCGTTGAGTTATCGCGGAACTTTATCATCAACGAGTGAGCAACACGAAAGCCCCGCATGGGGGGGCTCATCCCTAGGCTGCTAGTCTTCTATAGCAGTACACCGACGCTTTACCCGCCCCTGGCGCTCTCCCTCTGTTCCGCCATCACCTCCAGGGCTTCAGCCTCCATACGGCGGAAGTCGCTGAAAATGGTTTGTCGCTGGCCGATCGGCACGCCGCACATCCGAATCACACCCGGGAGAACGCTGTAGTCCATGCCTGTTGCGCCGCACGAGCCTGTACGCCACTGGGTACTCATGGCCTCAAAGACTTTGAAGACGTCCCAGTTGTCGGGCCAGATCCCAACTTCCTTGTCGGGAATGTCTTGGCGGGACAAGCCGAAGGCCATCAGGTCTGCATCTGATGGCCCAGGCTCATACAGGGCGCGGGAAGCGCTTAGGAGTTTCCCAGGCGGGCCTCGCTGAATGCCTCTGCGTAAGCATTCAGCACCGCCTTCGGGGCGGAGTTGATCGAGTTGACGAGGATGCGCACGTTTTCAGGCGTGAACTCCTCCTCAATATCCCAGCCCACCACCACATCCAATAGCTGGTCGGCTTGCAGGGCGATCTGGGCGGCAGTGAAAGCTTTGAGGTCCATGTCCCCGACCTGCTTTCCCAGCTCGTCGTGCCGCTCGTTCCAGCCGGTATACAGCTCGGCTAGCGCGGTTCGGTCCAGGTACTTGAATTCGAACTCAACCTTTTCAGCGTTGTAGCCCGCGCGCTGGATCATCACCGGAGCCTTGAAGGTTGGCTTTTGGATCAGCTTGAACTTGGCCATGGGTTACACCGTGGCCGCGTAGCGGGTAGGAAGACCAGTCAGGGCAACACTGATAACACGGGTCATCAGGTTGTTGCGCGACATGGTCGGCGTCGCAGTGATCGACACGTAGCCGTTGTAGAGGATGCTGCTACCACCTGGGAGGTTGAGGCGGAGCAAGCGAGGCTGCTTGTCATCGTCCGCCGCCTCGCAGACAGCCACATAGGGCTTGGACGGATCGTCAGCAACGGTGTAAGTCAGCGTGATCGGATTCTTGGTGGTCGGCATCTGGCGGTCGTTGTCGTCGGCCACGAAACCAAACGTAAGGAACTGCTGATCGCCACCGGCCGAGTTCATTTCAGTGACCTGCGAGATCTCAGTGAAGGCCGTCACCTCGCGGACAGAGCCGATACCGGAGCCCGCGGGGTACTGCTGAGCGTTGGTGGTGTTCACGCCAGCCAGGGCGAAGGTGCCGCTGGCAATTACCCCCACACGGACACCGCGGCCGTCGAGGCGAGTCCAGCCGGAACTGACGGCGACTACATCGCCCTCGGCCAAGCCATGGGCTGCAGCAGTTGCGATTGCCGGATTGGCATTGGTCAGCGCAGTGAATGGGATTGCAACGCCGTAAGTCGACGCAATCTCAAGGGTGGCGCCGTTGGGCATTTGGATGCCGGCCATGGGTGTTTCCTCTTATCAGAAATGACAAAACCCGCACAGAGGCGGGTTTCGGGGTTTGCCCAACGGGCGTATTCAGATGGCGATGTCAGCTCGATACTCGAACGACACCGGCACGGTGTATGTGAGCGGGTCAGGAATGCCAGGCCCAAGATCAACCGGCGACATCGTGATGACGGTGACGCCTGCCTTTGTGTCTCGAGCATAAAGCGGGAACAGCACTGCCAGCTCGGCTACAAGCGGATTTGTCTTGGTTTTGCCAGTATTGGCCGGGGCCACAATGCTGACCTGGTAGACGCCGATGAAAGCGCGGTGGTCGCCGGCAAGCGTGCTGCTTGCCGTGTCGCCTGGGAGCATGAACGCCCGCAGATAGGTCTCGGCGTCCGCCGGGTCGTACTGAACGTTCTCGAACACCACCTTGATCGGCTCCGTGCGCGCCTTGCTCCAGGCAATCAGCTTGGCCTCGTAAATGGACGCAATGATGGCGTGGCTCATACCTGGTTGTTCCTTGTGGCTTCGTCGACGATCTGCTGGAAGCGGGCCAGAGTGATTCGGACCATGCCGCCGGGCGCTTGGGTCGAGTGCCCGTACTCAAGCGGGATTGCGTAGGGCAAGTTGTTCACGATATAGGCAGTTTGTCCTGCCGTGAGCGACTCCACCTGCAGCTTAAGCTTGGCCAGCGTCACGCCACCGGCCGGGTCGACCTGATCAAGCGTGCCTTCTGCGGGTGTGCCGATGGAAAACTGCCAGTTCCCGCGGAACCGCCCACCGACGTAGTCCCTGCCGGCGACCAAGCCGTTCACATTGAAGTTCTGGTCGCGCTCGGTCTTTGTCAGGGGTTTGGCATATTTCACGCCGCGCCGCAGCTTGCCGGCCTTCGTGAAATTCGACTCGTTGAGGTTGATGATCGTATTGCGGACCGCGACCTTGAAGTCGTAGTCATCGGCGGCCCGCTTGTTCGCCTGTCGGTGAACGATGTTCGCAGCCCAAATCTCTGGATTGCCCACCGGTGACATGCGGATAACGCTGCTGCCGATCTCGATAACGATCTCTCGGATAGTTGCGTCAATACCAGCCTGGGCGCGCTCAGCGAAGTCGCGAATGTTCTCGGCGAAGCTGCCGTTCATGCTCGCGTATTTGTTTGTCATGACCGTACCTGCAATTCATACAGGATCGGCGTGCCGGCGGGGTTGACCTCTTTCAGCGGAGGGACAATTGACCAGATGCGGCCTTGGGCGATTACCTTGTCGAGCAGGCCGGGCACCCAGGCCAAACCCTGCGCGGCGATCTTGAGCTTCTTGTCGCCCTGCTTGATGAGGCTATTGTTCTGGAATTCTTGGCCGGTGAAGTCGAGCAGGATGCCCTGGGCGACCTGTTCGACGGTTACGCCAGGAGCTTCGCCTCCGATATCAGGGTCGTATTCGCCTGGCTGCGTCTTGCTGATAGTCACGGGCTGGCCGAACTCTGTGATCATCTCCAGAGCCATCACGGCCATTTCTTCGTAGAATGCCATTTAGTTACCCTATAAGGACCTGCGATGACTAACGGCGAAAAAGCATTGTTTTTGATCGACGCCGCTGGCCGTCTAAACAATGCATTGGCAGACTTCACTAGCATCGACAAATGCTCAGCGAGAAAGGATTTCAAAAAGGCAATACGCACCGTCTTAGCTGGAACGCGCGCAGAAGAATTTACCGACGAGCTGATCGCGGAGCATGCTCAACACCATGTCCCGTTCCACTCAAATGAATTTTCTACTTTTACTGAGCTCGTATCTGCTAGCAGCAACGAAGATTTATTCAGTGTTTTTGTCCACTATACAAACCTGAAAATGTTGGATATTTGATTTAGACCCGCACCGAAAACAATCCACGCTTCTGTAAGTAGTCAGCGAACTGAGTGGCACTCGGTCGATCCGGCGCTGCCGGCAACAACCGATTGCTGGTGTTGGGGATCGCCGCGTACTGCCGGGTCACCGCCCCTTCAACACGATCAAGCAGAACCGCGCCCTTGCGCTTCTCCACCGGGTCGATATCGTCCTGATGGATCTCAGCAGCCAGGGCCATCTGCCCGTACTGGATCCGCGCCGGTAGGTAGTTGTTTGGCTTGATCTCATAATCCAACCGCACCTCCCGGCGCGGCCAGGACAAGCCCTGCTCGCTATTCGTCTTGCGCCCTTTCCAGGTCATGCCATCCATCGCCAGTGCGGCCCGTCGCAGCAACGCTTCCTGCTCAGGAACACCTGCAGGAATGACCGTGCCGAATTTCACGGCATACCGGGCCAGATCCTCGGCGCTCGCGTAACTTTCGGCGTCAGGCTTGCCGGTGCCATCCTCGATGATCAGTGTCATGCGTTAACTCGCTGGAATGGTTTGAAGAGTGGCCGCCAGGTAACCGACAGCCAGCAGTATTACTCCTTGGTCAGCTCAGCGACGAGCTTTTCCAGGGATTCTTTCGAAGCATTGGCCCGGTACGGAACCTTGGCCTCATCGAGCTTTGCTTTCAGCGCGGCGATTTCATCGACCTCTCCAGCCGGCGGTGTGATGGCGGCTCTCTTCAGAGCTTCAACATCATCGCGCAGCTCGTCGACAGTAAGAAGCAGGCCGTCACGCTCGGCGGTCAGCTCACCAACTGAGGCATGGATGGTGCCCAGTACTTCATACAAACGCACCGCCAGCTCGCCCGACCCGGGACGGTGAATCTCGCCAGCTTCCAGGCCGTCAACCAGGACCTGGATAGATCCATGTTCAGCCCGTAAAGCTGCGATGAGTTTTTCCAGTTCGCCCTGATTGGCGGCGCCAACAATCTTTACCTGCTTGGCCTCCTTCACCGACACGTCAATGCCGGCCGCTTCGTACGCATCAACAACGCTCGGCCAATGGCCGACTACCAGCACACTGGTTACTCCCGCTTCTGGCTTGTCGAAGTGTTCCGGGTTGCGGTAACGCTTCTCCGGGTCGAAGCCGGAGAGTTGGTTGCTGTAAGTCAATTCCATGTATTTCTCCAAGGCGGCCATCGCTGACCGCGCGTTGAGTTTGAGACTTAGCCGCCAGAGGCAGGAGGCGTCGCAGTGAGCTTGATCATCACGCCGGCGGTGACCTTGTTGCTACCCGCGTGCTTGACCCAGTTGGCAGCGGAGCCGACAGCGGCCAGGGTTGGGTTGGAACCGCCAGTGGTGGCCTTCCAGCTGTAGCCCAGCACATCGATGTTCACGGTGCCCTCCGCACGGTAGCCAATGCTCAGGTTCTCTTCGTCGTTCACTTCGTACGAACGGAAGCCCGGGGCCTGCGACTCGGTGATTGTTACGGCATTCGGCAACAGGCCAAAGATGACATCCGCCGGCGCGGTGTCGGTTACCAGTACAGGCTTGCCCAGGGTGCCAGGCAGGCCGCCGTAGATCACGACGCCCGCTTCTTCGTAGATCTTGTTGGTGATGGCTTCGTCGACGATGTCGAAGTAAGCGCTGGAGTGCATGACCCACAAGGCGATCCGGCCGAACTTGTCGCCGAACTTGCGCATGCCGCGAGTCAGGGTTTTCTTGCCGTCGGTTTCGATGTTGGCCGAGACCACCATGTCAGCGTTGGAGCCAATAGCGGCACGCAGACCAGCCGTTGCGTACTGGATGAAGCCCTCCAGGGTCGCGTCAGCAACGTCGGCACCAACGATCTGGGAGAACTCCTCGACCGGACGACCGCGGCGCTTGAACGCCTCTTCGGTGGTCTGGTATGGGCCGTACTTCCAGGGAGCCTTGACGCCGACAGCTTCGCCGGCGCTGATCTTCTTGGCAGTTACCTTGCCTTCGGAGTTGACGTCACGGTGTTCCAGGGAGCCGTTCAGCTTGTAGAGGGCGCGCTTGCGGAAGTCGCCCTCGATCAGTTCGTTGTCTAGCACCATCGCGCCGTTGGACGATGCGTTGAACACGTCGAGGTTGTCCTGGACTCGCTCCAGGTATGCGGTTTGCGCCTCATCGTTATAGATGATCAGGTCGCTGTTAACGGTTGTAGCCATGGGTTAATCCCCTTACTTGGGCAATGCGAGATATGCGGTTTGGCCGTGCTTGCGCTGGAAGTCGCGCTTCTGCTCGGAGGTCATTTCGGAGCGCTTGAATGCAGCCTTGCCGCCACCCCCGCCCGGGGCAAATGTCCCTGAAGCCCTTGGCCACAGGTGAGGTGCGCTTTCGCGCAGAGATTCCGCCCATTCGAGCGGAGTCAGAGGGGTCTTGCCGTCTTTCCCGAGGATGACCTGGCCGGATTCATCAACGGCGACCGCATCGCCATCTTCGTTAAGGGTGAACACGCCTTTGGCGCGCAGGATGATGTCGTCGGTTGCTTCAGGTAGAGCGCCGGCTTTCAGTGCTGCGCCGCGCACCGAGTCGCCCAGGACTTTGCCCTGGAACTTGGCAGCGAAGGATTCGGCCTTCTCGGCGCGCTCGCTGATGGCCTTCAACTGCTTGTCGTAGTCGCCGCGAAGACGCTCAGTGCGGCGGTTGAAGACCTCGTCCACCTTGCCCTCGGTCAGCAGCTTGGTTTCTTCGTCCTGGCCGGCACGACTGAGCAGGCCTTTGACGGCGTCGATGTCGATGCCTTCAAACTGGGTTTCGAACTGGGTCAGCTTGCCGGAGGTTTCCTTCAGCTTACCCAGCAGTTCCGAGTTTTTAGTTTTCAGACCAGAAACGGATGCTTCAACGGCAGTCGCGATAGCGGCCTTGATTGCCGGGTTTTCCAGGTCAATTTCGTTTTCTTCTGCCACGTTGATGCACCCCTTGGGTATGTTTCGCCCGTTTTGCAGGCATAAAAAAACCCGCCGAAGCGGGTTATATTCATAATCGTTTATTCTAAATACATCTCTAATGTCTCAAGTGTTTCATCATCTTGAGCGAACTCGCATATAAGGTCTGTGATCGCAATTAATCTGCGTCGCGCCTCAACTTCCTCTTTGCTACCAGAGAGGGCAAAAATAAAAGTGTGGGCTTGTTCGCGTACGTGCAATCTTAACCATCTATTATTCCGAATACTTGCCAGCACCAGCAAAATATCATCCTTATACTGGTGGGAATGGGCAAACACTTTAATGCAGAAAATAGCATTGCGTTGATTCCACAGCCGATCACCAAAACTATGAAATCCTGCTAACCCAAAAGCTCGCACAAAATCATTGAGAAGGTCTCCTTGCTCTTGTCCTTGGAGTTTACCCAGCATCCTAAACCTTCCTTGATATAGCGCTAAAACAATCAGATTAGCAGACCAGCCCTTTCAAATGATAACGGTTCTAGAGCGCGCATCTGCACCAGAGTCAACGGGGCGAAGTTGCGATCAAGCTGCATCTCGGCGAAACGCTCCACGGTCAGCCCACCCTCCCGGAAAAGCTTGGCCCGGACTGGGCCGATAGCAACGTCCTGGAACGAAGCTGGCTGCTGCTGGAGCCAGTGGTAGTAATCCAGGCTTGCACTGACCTGCTGGCCGCCATTGGCACCCACTGAAGCTCGGGTAGCGCCCTTGGCGAACATCTCGCTAAGTTTGGTCAGCAGGATGAAGGTGGTGCGGCAGTTCGGGTGAAACGGCGGCCGTGGGCCTGAATCGACTGGAAACCGGCGTTTGTCCATCGAGCGACATAGCTGGCTGGTCTTGCTGTCGAGCGTAGCGACCATCTCGACTTCGGACACGATGTCCTTATTGGCCTTGGCCACCTCCATCCTTGCCTGGGATGACACATGCTGAATGGCGGTGTGCACGACGCTGCTGGCGTTACGGTTGGTGGTCGCCAGGATGCCGTCTTTGTACCCCGCCGCCTTGGTACCGCGAATGTTGCGGATGATCTGGAAATTCGTCTGTCCTTCGAAGAAGCCCTGGCGGATGGTGCCGGTGACGCGCTCATGTTCGGCGCTGGTCCAGCCCTTGATGAAAGCCCTCAGCAGCTTCCCGCCACCGGTACCGCGCACGCTGAGCGGGTTCGTCAGCACTGCGGTGCGGATTGCAGCGGCTGTCGGGGCGACCACATCCAGCGACACGCCAACCGGTGCCGATCGGGCCAAGCTCGTCGCTTCGAACTCAGCCTCGTAGTTGGCGATGTCCACCAGGTCAAGGTTCAATTGCGCGCTGTAGCGGTCGAAAATTCCCAGTAACAGGCTGTCGACCTCTTTCAGCAACGCTTCCAGGCGCTTCACGTTGTATTCGGTCAGGTCCGACTGGGTCAGCCGATCACGGATAGACCGGTCAATCTCCTTGAGGAAGGGAGCGAACTTGCCCACCTCCCCCGCCTTGAGCTTTTCGAGGAACACTGCGTGCCGGATGGTCGCATCAAGTATCGCCTGGTTCACCGCCATCTACTTTGCCCTCGTCGTCCAGTCCCAGGCCGTCGCCCTGCTCTTCCAGCTCGCCATCGATCTGTTGGTCGGTGCGCTCTGGCGCAATCAGCCCAAGCTTGCGCAGATATGCTCGAAGATCCGCTTTCGCAAAGCCTCCGTTCTGCCACAAGCCCACCAAGGCCGTGATCATCTGCGGATCAGCCGTCAGTTCGACGAACTCTTGATTGACCTGGTAGGCGACCTTCTTGTCGGTGATGCCCATGTAGGCGCAGCACCACATGATTGCCTGGGTGTAGGCCTCGCTCACGTTCGCCACGCACCCGGCCAGCACCGATGTTGAGGCTGACTGATCGCCGCGGGACTCCGTAGCGGTCTTGGTAGCAAGTGACGCAACCACCATCCGGGCGCCCAGCTCGATCATCATCTGGTTCTTGTCGGCCATGGCCTCTTTGACCAGGGTGTTCGGTAGCGGCTGCGCATAGGCGAAGGCACCGCCGGCAGGAAGCAGCATTGGCGCCCGGGAACCAACGTAAATGCCGTTTTTCTCCATGTGGTCACGCCATTGCTCATCGAGCCCAGAGATATAGGGCTGAGCCTGCCCACACCAGAAAACGCTATCTTCGTAGTCAGCACTGTTCCGGTAATGGCCTAGGTTGATCATCGCGATGTCGTAGAGCGGCGACTCGTCGATGCTTGGATCGTTGTTCTGTGCGCCGACGAAGGTGAACGGGATCTCCTTGAGACGCCCCGTGACTCCTTCCGGCCTAAATTCCTCGGTGACCGCCAGTGGCCCGCCACCTTTTGGCCCAGACCGGCGCCAAACGCGACAAACGAAACCGTCATCTTCCAGTGCCAGCTCCCGGTACTGCTCAACTGTCTTGAACCCGAAACCCTCCGGAATCTCGGGAGACTCGTGCAGCACCACCAGGGTCAGCACACTGTGCCCGTTCACCATGCCCGTGCGCCAGTTGATGATGTCCTCGGCGCAGTAGGAAAGGATCACCGAGTGCCCGCCGACACCATTGTCCTGGTGATAGTCGACGTACAGGCCGTGGCGACCAGCCTCAAGCACCTTTTCAAGCGTGCCCTGCGAGTGCTGGTAGATGCTCACGCCCGAACCGTTGGCGTTGTCCTGCAGGTATTCCAGCTTCTTCGACACCGTCAACGTTGGGTCTTTGTGGAACGCCAGGCCGAGCAGCCCGTTACGGGTGTGCCCAGTGGCGTTCTTGAATACCGCACGTTCGCGATAGGCCTTGTTCCGGTCTACGTTCTCAGGCGACTTGTCGTGTGAGTTGATGTACGGCAGTCGGTCGACAACCCGGTGCTGGCCGGCACAAACGTCGCGAACGGTCGCCCAGCGATCCAGCACAGCTATGTATTCCGCCCGCTTGAAGGAGACGTCGTTGCTCATCGGGCGTATCCCATTTTGATGGAGGTGACGATTGCTTTGATCGGGTAACGCTTGGCGATGAAGTAGCCCGCCGCGTCGTTCATGTGGTCATGGCCCTTCTTCGGGTCTTTGTCAGGCTCGCCCTTGTCGGTGTAGGTCTGTCGCTCAAGGCACAAGGTGAGCTGAGGGCACTGGTCGATGTTGACTTTCAGTCGTCGCTCGCCGTAGCCGTTCAGGAACATGGCGTTTACCGAGTTCACGCGGTCTTTCACACCAGGGTTTGTGGAGTCGACGATCACCGTGAATTTTGCTTTCTTCAGCAGTGACAAGTCTGACTCGCTCGCGTTTTTGCTGCTGGTGTTCTGCCCACTGGCGTCGGGATAGACCGCCACCGAGTGACCCGGGAACCGTGACTGGATCTTCTCGATCATCTCAGGCGTGTCACGAACACCATGAAACTCATCCAGGGCCATCGGCAGATCGTTACGCACGACATAGACAACGGCCGCCATCTTCATGACGTTGAAGTCCATGCCGATGTGCAACGCCTCGCCCGGCTTGATTCGCTCGCTGGTTCGGCACTCATCTCGATTGAACGTGTAGTAGACGACGCCCGCGTAGTTCTCAAAGCCGGCTTCGTACTCTTGCCGGAAGGTGCGCGGGTCCATCTTCCGGCGTGCCGCCTCAAGCTCTTCAGGAGGAACGTTGCCGCCTTGTAACGAGGTGTACTGCCAGCTCTTGTGGTCCGGCTCGCCGCCTGGTTTACCGTCCAGATAAGTGTCGTAGCAGTGGTTGAAGCCCTTCGGAGTGCCAATGCGCAGCGCATGGCCTCCCTTTCGCATACCAACGTCTGGAATCTGGTACTGACAAGTCGATAGCATCGGCCGCAGCACTTCTTCCCACGCCGCCCACGGACAGTCTGCCCATTCATCCACCAGGACGAAGAACAGGCCAGAGCCCCGCAGGTTATCGTAGTTGTCGAGCCCCACCACGCGCATGACGTGGCCGGACTTAAGGGTGATCGAGCATTCGGTCTCGTTCGGGCGGTGTGCACGCCATGCTTCGGGGATCGCTTGCTTCAGGCGCCTCCAGAACACGCGCTTGGCCTGTTTGAACGTCGGCGCGCCATACCAGATCTCGTCCTCAACACTCACGCCCCACTCAGCAGCCAGGCGGGCAGCACGGCGCATTTCGGCCTTGCCCAGGAACGTCTTGCCGAACCGGCGGCCACACACCGCATCGCGGAAGCGGGCCTCAGGCTGGAAGCCCCAGCAGTAAATGTTCGCCTGCTTGGGCGTCAGCTTCACCGGCGGGTCAAAGGTACGGGGTAGCGGGGACATTCTCATCAGGCTCCAAGGTGTACTCAGCAACGGCGTGCTGCTGGTCCGCTTGGGAGCCCAGTGGTTTCTCAGGTTCGAGGCGACGATTCACGTAGACGTCGCCCACCTCCTTGGCGGCCTGCTCGTACAACTGAGCGGTCAGCGCCAGGTTGCGCATGCTCTCGGCCTTTTCAGCCATTCGCCCCAGGCCACGAAGCCGGTAGGCGCGGTTGGCGATGGGTATCTCTGCGGTCTCTTCGCGGAATCGCTTGCGAGTATCGTGAAACAGGGTCACCCACTTCACCGCCAGCCCCTTCCCTGCAGACTTGGTTGGGTCGTGCGTCTCCACCTGCTGGCGGCTCACCACAAGCCCGTATTCGTTCTTGACGGCTTCCACCACCTGGGAGGGGGTGTCAAAGCACGCCAGCGCCTGAACGATGAAGCTCTTCACCTCATTTTTCAGGGCTGCCATAAATTCTCATCCGTCTAGAGCCTGTCAAAAATCAGGCCGATCTCAGCAGACAGGTTCCGCAGGCCCTCGCAATGTTCAATTTCCCCACCTCAGCAGGACTGTTTGCAGCATCTACCAACGCTTGAACGTCAGGGCTTGCACCGTAGCGGCGGACCACACCGACGAACTCTTCCACGTCGTGGCCCTGCAGCTTGATCTTCGGTGCGCCATCTTGGGTGAATGCTGGTTGACCGTACTTGTCGGTCGCGTGAGCCAAGTGATACAGCTCGTGTTCGATCAGGGCGCAGAACTCAAGGTCGCTGCACTGGGCGCAGTAGTCAGCAGCCAGAGTGATGATGAAGGCCGGCACATCGCCGAACCAATCACGCATCTGTTGCTCCATCCGGGCTTTCTGCCAGCCGCCAGCGCGGAATGCTACCTGCTCGGCCTGGTCCAGGACTGTGCGGCCCTGCTTCTCGAAGCTCGACGACGCCCACATGATCCGGATGTCTGCATCCAGTAGATGGGCGTGGTCTTCGTTGTGAATGCTGCCGGTGTCGGCAAGGATCTCGGCTTGGAGCCACTCCCACACTTCGGGAGCTGGAGTGAGGCGGACGCCGAAGTCGGACAGTTCAAGCAAAGACGTCGGAGGGTACGGCCTGCACATGAGTCCTCCCCGAGATATGAACATGAATGGCAAGCCACTATCAGTGCAGATGAATCAGAGGAATACAGGGGCTTCTACTCGTCAAGAACCTTCATGAAAATTAACTCCGGATCACCAGGATCAAGATTCTCCACTACGCCGCTAGATTGGTATCCAAGCTGCGCGAGCAATTGCCGCATGGGTGTATTGGAGTTGTTGGTTGAAGTGAAGATCTTTTTGGCAGAGGAACAACGCTCTAAGTGAGCAATGATCTTCCTACCTATTCCGCATCTTCTGTGTGCATCCGAGACGATTACGAGCGGAACAAACCACTCACCGAAAAAACTTCTATCCAAGCATCCGTAACCGACCGGGACAGCGGGATCGTCTTCGTCACAAGCAACCCAGCAGTGGCCCTTGCTTATTGCACTTGCTATTTGCGCCCGACGGCCATCGTCTTTCTCCGCTACAGAATCCACGCACACCAACGATCTAAAGTCGCTGGGGACAGCCTCTCTGATTTGCCAGCTCATGATCGCAATCCTACGGTCAAATTCTGCAGAGTGTACTTCATCATAGTTGCCACAGATGCCATTACACCTGGCTGTGGATTTGATGGAAAGCGAACCAGCCCGGTAGGCGCGTTCGATTGCCTCCCATTCGGGTTGCTTGGCTACCACGAACTCACTGCAATACTTGAAATCGTGGCTGGCTGCCGGTATTGATGATGCAAATTCAAAAGTAAGGAAGCTCAGTTCAATGCCCCGTATTAAGTCAACTTCTCTTATCGCGTTGGCGCTTGCCGCCGCAACTCTCTCAGGATGCGTTACCCCTCCTACCTGGGTTAACAGGGGCCCAGTAGATATGAATGTCTGGAACGGCCTGATGAACTGCTACACCGATGCCAATATCATCGACGGAGAAAGGATGGAGGGTACGCTCTGCGCCACGCAGGAATCTGGTTTCTTCGGAGGCGGCGAACCTGAAGTCTATTTCGGACCATGGAATCGGAAATTCATGAAAGAGTACGCTAGCGCAGCCACTGCTGGGATAGCTCAGGACTGGAACGGTAAAAAAGTGTTTTTGCAATGCGAGCCTACGCTCGCGACTGATAACAAAACAGTTACGAAGCGTTTTTGCAAAGTCACGGTCAACGATCAGTTGCTAGTGAGTGCAACCGTAAAATACGTGAAGTAAAACACGGCGGTGTCCCTACATAAGCCACGGCAACCCTGTTCGCAAGCTCAAGAACCGTGGATTGGACTTGCTCACGACACCTCAGCCAAAGGATGCTGCCCTTTATGAAATCAATGATTCAAGCTGCCGTTCTGATATTTGCGGCTAGCCTTATCACAGCCTGCCAGAGCGGGCCGTACACACCGCCGGCAGTGAAGACAGAAATTCCCACTAATAAAATGAGCGTTGGCAACTTCATCTCACCGAAAGCGTGTACGAGTGGCACCAATACGCTGAATGGCAAATTGGTCGGGGCCAGCCTTTGTATCCGATCGCAGAAATATGAAGTCTTCGGTGGTCCCGATATCACACTGAGTTTCAATCGTGAGCTCGTTGCGGTGCTTACCCCTGAAGAAGCAGTCAAAGGGTTCACAGCTACAAAATACGGCATCACTGTTTCATTCAAATGTGAAGATGCCCCGAAAAAGAACACCGATGATGGGCGCTCGTATCATTGCTCCTACGATGCAAGCAACCTTCCCATGATCAGAGCTGATATCACTTTCCCATAGAAGAACATGCTATCCGCGCCACGATTTGGTGCATTCGAAAACGTGGCGCGGATTACTGCCCTGCACCGCTCCTGGGAAACTTGAATTCGGCGACCCGATCAGCAAAGTCGGCCAGCTTCTTCACGCCCAGGAACCCGATAAACACTCCGGCAGCCGTCGCAAGGTTCTGCGGCAGTCCGAAGTACTCAAGGACCGGAATCAGGCCAATGGTGATCAAGGTGCAGATCGCCGCCTCGAGCAGAGCCTGGCGCCGGGTACCGCCGCCATAGATGATTCTGATACCAGCCATCAAGGCAGATAGGCCTGCGGCATAAAGCGTCGGCGAATGCTGACTCAGCCATGCAAGCACGATGAGCCAGGTGTCTGGTTTGTCTGGCATGTTGGACATCTCGGTTCCTCCCCGTCAGGGAGTTGGGAATAAAAAAGCCCGCTCAGTGGCGGGCACCCGTACGGGCGATAAGTCTTTTGCAGTTACCGCACATGAATTCTTTCAACATTTGCAAATTCCTTTTGCATTGTCTTTTCGGCGAGCAATAAAAAGCCCCGCACTTGGCGAGGCTTAGAAAAATACGTAGCGATTATGTCGATCGAGCGAACGAGTTCCACTCTTCAATGGCGTCATCGGCCGCCGACTTATGCTTACGAATTGCGTCCTGCTGCTCCTCTACGAAGTCAGTTATGCACGTTTCGTATTCCTCAACATCAGCCTGAAATTGGTCACGCTCGTACTGGTCTTGAAACTCGTACGGCACGTCCGGCTGGTTGCAGTCATGCGAGGGCTCGGTTAGGTCGGCGAACGCCAATGGCGAGAGCAACATTCCGAGAAGTAAGAGAGTTCGCATCGTCCTGTGCCTCTCATGAAAAAGCCCGACTTCATGCCGGGCTTTACTGTGCAACCTCAACGCGCAAGATCGACAGGATGGGTAAATACTCTCTCACTTTCTCATTCGGTGCAACCACGCTTTGCAAAAAGATATGTTTTTTCGTCAACCTAACGAATTAGGCCTTCAAAACCCTGAGGTGGAATTTGGGCTACGTAGCGCAAAATACCGGGTGCATCACTTCGCACAGCACCAGTGGGCTCGAAACACTTAATGCTATAGCTTCCATAGATAAATGCAGTCGTAGCAGGCTAGGGCATCTGATACCTTTCGAGTATTTAGACGTTCCACGCGAGGGAGACCATGGACGCTAACGACTCAATCCCAGATTACGAAACGATGCGCCTGAAGCGCGTGACAGAATTTTGCTCGCGCGACGATCAACAAGATGAAGTATTCGAAAAAATGATCGCGATGACTTCGGAGTACTTCAATGCACCGATCGCGCTGATTTCAATCGTGGATGAGCATGAGCAATGGTTCAAGGCGCGGATTGGTATTGAAGATAATTCAACTCCGCGAGATGTTTCTTTCTGCGCTCATTCGCTGCATGACAAAGAACCATTGGAAATCTTAGACGCACGCAAGGATGAGCGCTTCAAAGATAACCCTATGGTGACCGGACCACCATATATCAACTATTACGCTAGCGCCCCGCTCCTTACAAAGGATGGTTTTTCATTAGGTAGCCTTTGTATAATCGATACTAAACCTAGAGATCCAATGAGTGAGCGAGATGCAGTAATGCTCGTTTACTTCTCGCAACTCGTGATAATGCGAATCATGGGGCTACGTTCCCGCAACTACATTGATCAACCTACAGGTCTATTCAATCGACTTCGGTTGGAGGAAGACATCCGACAAGTGAGTTCTAGCGGCAAACGACACAAACTTTACGCAGTAGATGTAATTTCTCCAAAGTTTCTAAACGATGTCGTGAAGGCCCTAGGATATAGCTTCTCGCAAGATTTAATGCTTAACGTAAAGGCTCGACTTCAATCAGTGCTGCCCAAAAATTGCACCTTATATAAAATTAGCCCCACACGATTTGGTTTCCTCCTGAGTGCAGACGAGCCCATCGAAGCTATTTGTTTGAAAATCCTATCAGATTTTAACGACCCAGTTGACTGTCAAGGAATTCCAATACTAATGCAGACAGGCATCGGAGTGTTGCCTATCATCGACTCAGAAGAGAAAGACTGGCTTCGTTTAGTAGTTGGCGCTGCCGATGACGCTAGAGTCCGCAATATCGGCTGGACAATGTATCAGCCCAAACTAGATGCTGCGCAGAAACGGGTATTCGCAGTGCTAAGCTCACTGTTAGATGCCGTCCGATCGACAGACCAACTAAATTTAGTGTTTCACCCAAAAATAAAACTACCAAGCTTTGAATGTGAAAGCGTCGAGGCATTAATACGCTGGAACCACCCCACTCTTGGCCCCATAAGTCCGGCCGAGTTCATACCCCTGGCCGAAAAAACAGCATTGATGCATAGTTTAACTATATGGGTACTTGAAGCCGTTACAGCTCAAGCTAACCAATGGAAGAACCAAGGAATAAAACTGCGCATCGCTATGAATGTGACTGTTAGCGATCTTGAAAACTCAAAATTTGTCGACGCAATTGTTGCCCTCATAGAAAAAGGCGAACTCGATCCAAAAGCTTTAGAGCTCGAATTTACCGAGAGCATGCTTATGACTGACCCCAATACAGTTATAGCCCAGCTAGAGCGAGCTCAAGGATTGGGAATTGAGGTTTCAGTAGATGACTTCGGTACCGGATATAGTAACTGGTCGTACCTGAGACAACTCCCAGTTAACACGGTTAAAATCGACCAATCACTGATCAGCAACCTCCACGCAAATGAAAAAGACAAACGCCTAGTTAGAACTTTAATTGAACTTGCCAAAGGATTGGGATATCGGGTGGTAGCAGAGGGCGTTGAAACGGAAAAGACCCTTTCTCTGATTAGCCGATGGGGCTGCACAGAAGCCCAGGGTTACTTGATCACTAAACCACTGAGCGCAGCGCTACTGACTCAGTGGTTGGAAAAGGGAGGGTTTCACCCTTAATTTTGGCACGGCAAGAGAACCGAATATTGGCAACGGCGAGACACGGGCTTGCGATTTCTAAACCTGCTCTACGCAGCAACGGTGTCAATTAAACCTTCTGCGTCGAGCAGCTCCTGGACGGCAGTCAACGCCTCGTTGACCTGGTCGTCCAGTGCCCTACGAATACATGAGCGCCACCGGTACCGTGTCGACTCCGGCTTACCGTCGTTGCCCCAATTGGTGATGTCATACCAGGCTGCAGGTAGGACGGCCGCGGAACGCTTACCCTCGGCCCCGACAACCTGAGGAATGGCCCAAGTCAACACAGCACATTCACGAAAACGTTTCGGCGCGGGCGTCTTCACCGAATTCAACAGTTCCAGTATGGCGCCGTGCTTGCGCTCTTCGTGGGTAGAGTACTTTGCCACCAGGGCGCGCCAATGCGCAGGGGTCAAAGCTTTGTGCAGCCGCCCAAACACCCAGCAATCCTGAAGAAACGCAGCCTCCTTGCCAACGATCTCCCCCTTCTGCTTCGCACACTGCACCTTGGGCTCAAAGTCGCAGCCGCCGGCGGAAGTGATGGTCTCGGCCGCGAGAGCTCGAACTACTGCTGAAACAACGTTGCGATAGGTCATGCGGCCTTCTCCTTTAGCTTTCTGGTCTTCGCTCGATATTCGGCCTTGATGGCCTTGATCTCATCCACGGTGTACTTGCAGGCCGGGTGCAGCCCCTCCAGCCAGGCGACCTTCTCGGCGCCGATGCGCTGCACCAGGCGGATGCGGTACTCCACAGCGTTGCCGGATAGGTTGCGATTGCACTTCACACACTGGCGGTGGATGTTCAGCGGCTCGAAGCGCAGCTCTGGGCAGGCACCCACGGATCGGTAATGCCCAGCGTCCCACCGGCTGCCGGTCATGAGGTCGTTGTCGTTCGGAGTGGAGTCACAGCTAATGCAGGGCAGGTGCGCGTCACGCAGGCGCACGTACTCATTCACCGCAGCCTGAGCTTCGCGCAGGTGGTCCGCCCTGCTCTTCAGCTTCTCCTTGCGCACCTTGATGTCCCGGCGACCAACATCAGCTAGGGCCTTCTTGGCGCTCGCCTGCCCCTTCTCCGACCTGCCGTAAGCGATAGCGCACTCGATCTCGCCGCACACCGCCTGCGAGCCGCGGGCAGGCGTGAACATCACTCGGCACTCTGGGCAGCGTTTGCGGCGTGGCCCACCGGACGTGAGCGGGGTTTTGCGTTGTAATGGGGTGCGCTTCATGCGGCCTCCTTGAATGCTTCGAACTCTGCCATTTCGGTCAGGCGCTCTTCCGTGAGCGTCGGCCAGTCATGCAGCACCAGGTACGCGCAGCACTGGCGCCAAAAATCTTGGAATGTCTCCTCCCCCATCGAATCGTAGGAAAGGCTGCGGGGTGTCTTACGGGTGAGTTGGCCCAGGCCAGGGATGTCGAACTGCTCCTCGTCGCAGTACACGCCCGACTCCAGTTGCAGGGCCTTAATTGCGTCGTGGGACTGCTTGCCAGAGAACCGATCGATGTTCTGGCTCAGTACCCGACCCAGGCCGTGGACCAAACCGTTGAACCTTGGATTGCGTGGCTGCTTGAGTTCGGCGCGGATCTTGGTATTGATCCGGAAATCACGCTCACGAAGGATCGATCGGTCAGCGTCGGAGGACGGCACGAACGCGGCCACCTCCCTGCCGGTGGCAGGATCAATCAGGCGGCGCAGCACCAGATACACGGGCATTGGGCGAGGCTTAGCTGGCTTGGTCATTGCGCCGCCCTCTTCTCTTCCAGTTCCTGGACCTGTTTGATCAGCAGCGCCCGGCGATCCGCCAACTCGTTGGCCGCTGCAATCCGTATCTCATCCTTTCGCTCTGCGCTGGCCTTGCGCATTTCAAGCATCGAGCTCTTAACGATCTCAAGCTTTGCGCGAATAGCGGGTTCCGGCCGGGTGACGGTACCGGTGAGCAAGCCAGCGATCGCGCGACCGTCTTCGGTGACCGGCTCGACGCTCAGGTCTGCCAGGTACTTTTGGCCGTGCTCGCGGGGAATACGCTTCAGCTCCATGGCCTTGGTTACGGCCTGGATTCGACGGTTGGCGTCGAAACCCACGGACACATGCCAGTTGACCGGCTTCGCATCCTCACGGGCCTGACTCACGAACCGCTGGTAGGCGTCGATGAACGCCATGCGAGCACCGATCTTGTCGCCACCATCCAAGATGGGTTTCGCGGCAGCCAGGGCCAGTTGGATCTCATCGGTCAGCACCACAGTTTCGAATTCATCGTTGGTGGTCATGGCGATTGCCCAGGCCTCGTCCTTGCCCGGGCGCCCGTCAGAGGACTGGACGCGTTGCAGGATGTCAGCCATAGCCAGCTTGCCCTTAACCTCGAAACGGCAGGCCTTCAAGGCGGCTTTGACGACGGGTACCGGGTACGCGCAGAGGTCTTCGGCCATCATCGCGGCAGTGCCTGGGTTCATTTCCTGGCCCATGGCCTCGGCTGTGGCGCAGATGGCGGCGGCCAGCCCGGCAACCTGCTGGTCATTCATTTCAGAGGTATTCATTGCGGTCACCTGCTTGGCGTTTGGCCAGAACCATCTGAGCGGCCTGCTCCGCTGCGGACAGGTTGGCCTCGGTTCGTTCCATCTGGCGGGCGGTAGTGCCGTTGACGCGCTGCCCGGTCACCCACTGGGTGTGGTAGCTCTCGGCGTTGGCCAGCAGCTCGTTGAGGCTGTGGCACTTGCGCAAAACGGCGGCATCGTTGGTTTTCAGGTAATGCGCGGCGACGTGGTGAGCGACATCGGCGCCGAGTCGGTCGACCAATTGGCCGAGCTGACCACCAACCTTGGCGTTCCAAACAGGCCATGCGCCGAGGTAGCGTTTGCGGTAGGCCATTGCGTAGTTCGCCCAGACCTTGAACGTTTTGCAGGTCTGGTCTTTGGGGCCCGGCATGTCGGCAGGGATCTCAACCCGTGGGGCGTCGATACGATCAACCACGAGAACCAAGCCGCGGGATTGAGCCGGCTTGCCGGTGGCGTCCTGCAAGGACTGACTGGTGTCCTGATCTGTATCCTGATGATTGGTATCCTGATTTGTCGGAGATTTTTCCGACCCTTGCCCGGATTTTTTTCCGACCTTGCTCGGAGATTTATCCGAGGTAGATCGGATATTTTTCCGACCCTTGTTATTTGGCGGGGTCGGATATTTTTCCGACCCGTCGAGCTTCTGGTTCCACTCGATGGCCTTCTCTGTCAGCCTGAAAAGCGTGATGTTCGAAGTACTGGAAAGCTCAATCAAACCGGCTTCTTCCAGGGCCTTCAGCATGCGGTAAGCGGTGTCGGGCTTATCAGTGAGTAGCGGCAGCTCCTCAGTGATCTTGGCCTTGCTCAGCGCGAAGAAGATCCCGTCATCGGTCTTGATTGGCTTGGTCCAGCTCGGACAGCCGTAGACGAAAGCGAACAGTAGGGCCTGCTGAGCATTCAGCCCCCACTCCAGCGCCTTCACCTGGTTAATCGTGACGGTGTATTGCATGTCAGGCCGCCAAGGGGTCTGAATGTGAGCTAATACGCGCCACGTTTTCAGATTGCGGAAAACGTGGCGCGAGATCTGTAGCGCTATTGATATTTGGTTGGATTTGCATATAATCGGCCTCACAAAGTGTTATCGAATTAGCCGACCTCGACCGTCGGCTTTTTTGTGCGTGTAATTCAGCGCCGAAGCACCAACCTCCCCACCCTGCTCCCCGCTTCGCCTCTCTTAAAACCCACTGGATAAAACTCCAGCGACTTCAGGTTTCTTACTTCGCAGGCCGTCTGAGCCGATACTGGCAACATGGATTGGCGAATACGGATCTCACTAGCTCGCGAGTCGCTGAACCTGGCCTGGAAATGGCTTGATCTCTTCAGCCTTGTATTTCCCATTCCCTTGCTCGATCACATAAACCTCGCGACCAGCTCGCAGTGCTTTGCTGATTCCGCCTTGGGTCATGCCGAGCTCTTCGGCAGCCTTGATCTGCCCGACCCTTGTCACAAACTCTTTAAGTGGTGTGCGCTGCATACGTTTTCTCCTGCGCGATGCACACGCAAGTATTACTTGCGGTCTTTATTAAGTCAATATCGGCGGTCTTAGAATGTTAATACCTGAAGTCATACAGTTGCTCGATGAAAACAACTGACAAAAAGCCAGGCAAAAAGCGCCCCCTCACAGAAGTAGAGGCGGCGGAGTGCGCGGCGCTGAACGCTATTTACAAGGCAAAGAAGAAGGCCCTTGGCATCAGCCAAGAAAAAATCGCAATGGAAGGATTGAAGGCAAACAGCCAAAGCGCTGCGAGCCACTACCTAACCGGCAGAAACGCATTAAATATCGAGGCAGCAGCAGTCTTCGCCCGCTATTTACAAGTTCCAGTTTCTGATTTCAGTGAGCGCCTGGCGGCGGAAATAAAGGGGATCAGCAGTTCGTCTGACTCCAATGTCCGCGATGCACAACAGCCGACAAAATCATTCCGCTACCCAGTAATCAGCTGGGTTGCCGCCGGCGCCTGGGCGGAGGCCGTTGAGCCCTACCCGGCCGGCTTTTCTGATAGCTATGAGTTCTCGGAGTACGACTCAAAGGGGATGGCGTTCTGGTTGAAGGTGAAAGGCGACTCAATGACGGCGCCCGCCGGCCAGAGCATCACCGAGGGCACGCTGATCCTGGTGGACACAGAGGCTGAGGTTGCACCAGGTAAGCTGGTGGTGGCCAAGCTGCCGGATAGCAATGAGGCGACGTTCAAGAAGCTGGTCAGCGATGGCGGCCGGCTGTTCCTGAAGCCACTGAACCCGAGCTACCCAATTGAGGCGGTAGACGAGAATTGCCGGATCGTGGGCGTGGTTGTGCAGGCGCTGCAGAAGTTTTACTGATCAACGAAGTGTCTTGACTATGCCTCTTGGTATAGCGAGCTGACAGGAGGTCAGCATGGAACAGTTCACGAATACTGTAACAAAGCGCATAGGTATTGTTCTTTTGCTCGTTGGCCTGATTACCCTGTCAGTTGGTCTTTACGATATGGGTGGGCGCTATTTGAGCTCATCGCGTTTTTTCGATCGCTGGTTAGATGTGATCGCTTGGAATAAATATCGCATCAGGGAGTACCCTGCGGTCTTTTACGGTAGCTACCTTGTGATCATTGGACTCTTCTTGTCCGCCCTGTATGACAAGGTCACCGGACGACTAGTAAATTGGATTTTGACTGGCCGAGCTGAACGAGATAATTGATCATGCCTCTCAATAGGCCCAACCAGCATCTGCGCCGCGACCTCAAAGCTATCGCTTCAAACCTTGAGCAGTCCTGCGTAAGCCTGGGTAAGCTGGCGGAAAAGCTCAGCGACGCCGATGCCATAGCACTAATAGGCTTGGTCGGCACGCTCCATGAGGAAGCTGACAGGCTTGTGGGCTACGCAGATGAGGTGAAGGCCGGCCGGATAAGCCGGGCTTCGAAACAGACAAAATGACTGCATGGCGAGAGCAGAGCTTCTGGAGCAAGTTTTGGGTCTGGGCTTGGTTGGCGTTGCTCATGGTGCTTCCTTTTATTTCCGACGCGGGTCCTAGTTGTTGGGGTTCATCAGGTCGAAAGCGAGTCTTCAGCCCTGGCTTCGTTGTGCTCTGCACCATCGTGGCGGTGGTTGAGCTGATAGCGCTGAACCACTTCTATGGCGCGGGCGGATGAGGTGAAGGCGGGACAGATAAATCGCAGCAAGCCCGAGTAAGCGCATGGTTTGGCGCGGAGGGATGCATTGATGCGTAAATTCTCGAACTTTGGATAGCGGCGCCAAGAGGCATTCCTGACTCAAACGGAGTAACGATGAAACAGCTACCACCCGAAATCGCCAGTAAGAATGTCACCCATGGCGAACTGTTCGAGCTTTTCAGCCCATTGGAGGATGCAATCGTTAAGCTAACGAGCGCCGCGTTAGACCTTGCGGTTGTCCATAGGAACCACTCTGATGACGAGCAAATACAAGCCCTGGGCGAGTCCGCGTTTGAGGAGCTTAAGGGTGTCATTGAGTTGCTGAAAACGTACGGGGATACCAAAGGTCGTATACTCTTGAATGCTGGAGCGCAAAAAAATGAGTGACAATATTCACTACCTTGAAGAGCGCTTCAAAAATGCCGAAAAATTTCTTCCCCATCCAGACAGGCATGGCGGGAGCGGCGGCGGAGGCGGCGGTACTGGTGGCGGTGATTTTATGGAAAAGAGAATTGAGTCTATTGAGAAGTCACTCCCTGAAATAAAGGAGCGGTTGGCGCGCGTCGAGACAAAAATTGATTCGATTGAAAAGCATATGGTTACCAAGGCCGACCTTCTGGAAGAGACTGGCGGGCTGAACCAAGCCATAGCCAATTTCAGAACAGACATTCAATCGCTTGAAACCAGGCTTCTTAAGTGGTTTGTAGGCACTGCGGCCGCGCTTTCTGCGGTCGCCTTTGGAGTGGCGCGGCTGATCCACTGATCATTAAGACGCCATAGTAGGCCCGGCCCAGCGCCGGGCTTCTTGTATCTGGCGATCGCCCAGTTCTGCTACGGTGTCGCCCTCTGATAGCAATGGAAGCATCGAAGAATGAATTCATGGAAGGCTCTGGGGATTGCCCTGCTAGCATCGGTCAGCACGCAGGCCGTGTCAGGTGATGGCGCCAACCCTATCGCCGCTGCGATATTTCTCACAATCTCCGCGCCAACCATTTTAATTGGGGCGACGACATCTCTCACGACCGAGCCGCCTAAAATTTTCAAGTCAGCCAAGACTGACGCCCTGGCGTTCATAGGTTCGGACGGCGAAATTCGCGGCGCCCAGTTTGAGCAAGCCTCCAGGTACTACCGCTCGACCAGCCCGCCGCCGCTGATGTCAGACACCCAACTCGCCCGGGCGATCGCAACTTCGTTCTGATACCGACCGCGTCACCAAACCTTTCGTTTCTGCGACATCCTTTTCACCTGGCATTTACAGGGCCTGGGCAAAACTCCCCCTACTCCTTTGAAGAATTCCCTTTAGGTCCGCACACAAGCGGGCCTTTTTTTGCCCGCTGCTACGCTTTCCACGTCATCGAGTGGAGCGAACGCCATGCACTCCCACGAATACTGACTAGCCTGAGTAAACAGATAATCAGGCCCAGCGCCGGGCTTCTTGTTTCTGCCTTTTCACGCTCGGCTCCTCTGGTCATCTCAATTCCTAGTGAAACCGCTTAAGCCCGCCTTCAGCAGCCTGATCCATTACGGCATACCTTGTTACAACCATTCGCCCGTAGGCAGCCCCCGTAGAGAACTTCAAACTTTCACCCTAGTCCTAATGCTAGGCGTGCTTTAAACCGTGAGCGCCTGCTGACAACCCATAGAGGTTCACAAAATGAAAATGACACTACCCGCCCTAGCTTTGGGTGTCCTCATTTCGCAAGGAGCGATCGCAGCCGGAGATGGCACAGCCGCTCTTGGAGGCGGCGTTGGTGGTGCGCTAGGCAACATCGTAGGCCAACAGCTCGGAGGCTCGACAGGCGCAGCGGTAGGCGCAGGCGTAGGTGGTGCTGCCGGTAGTGCTGTTGGTGCTCAAAAAGGCAATAGAGCTGAAGCTGCATTAGGTGGCGGTATCGGCTCGGCTGGTGGCTCACTCATTGGTAATCGCCTGGGCGGCACAACTGGCTCGACTATCGGTGCAGGGCTCGGCGGCGCTGCGGGTGGTGCTCTAGGAAACAACCTGGCGGACGATGAGAGCAATCATCGATCGGATGGTAAGAAGCACAAAGGCAACAACAAGCATAAACACAAGAACAAACATCGTTAGTTTCTGACGCATTACATCGAAGCCCGGCCCAGCGCCGGGCTTCTTGTTTCTGTCCTTACCAGTTAGGATCGGTGATCGCATCCGTATGGAGGGGGCTGCATGAAACCCATCGCAACCAAGCTCGTCAAAATCACCGCACTCATGAGTGTGTGCGTCAGCGTGAGCTATGTGGCCCATGTCGTGAGCCGAGAAGTGGCTTACGTCCATGCGAAGGTGAACAGATCGACTAGCACTGACACGCCACGGCAAGAGCTTCGATGGCCGGAAGCCGTTGCTCTGCCAGAGTTGCGTGTCCCTCCATTGAAAGCTGACCAACTGGGCGCTGATGATTAATTAATCTCGCAGAGTTTGACGTCCGACATTTCACAAACCTTTCACAGCTGAACGCATATGGTTACCCCAGCTCCTAAAGAAAATCCCTTTAAGCCCGCTAATCCCCATCGCGGGCTTTTCTTTGCCTGCGATTTGGATCTAGATTGCGCTCGCCGATCGGGCTAGATCGCCTTCCACCTTTTTGCTTTGAGAAAGCTCAGGCAATTCCTCGCGTGCAGCAATACATGCCCAGCTTTTCCTAGCTCCGGATTTCCTTAGCAAATGGCTTATGCATTTATGCATAAAATCTGTTGCCGTCCTATTGCCAATGCATGCCAGCAGGAATACTGTTTATTTATACAGTTTTCGCAAGGAGCGAAGCATGAGCCAGGCACCCTACCCCGCATCGAAACCACGAAATTCCTACGAGCTTGTTGGCCGCCGCCTGCAAGGCTTGATCGCCTCTCCCCGGGTACAGCGGATTCAATTGGTCGAGGTATCCAGGCGCGACGATGAAAGCCCTGAAGCCTGGCGCCAGGTCATCCAGGATATCGGCGACACAGCCGGTATCAGGATCGATCATTTGGATGACGGTGCCGTCAGAATCGGCTGGCGTGAGTACTGCGATTCATAAATTAGCCCGCCAGTGAGCGGGATTTTTATTACCTGTGAATATTTTTATTACCCGCGGTCTTGACTGATAATATTATCGCTAGTAATGTTTATCTCAAGCCAGCAACGAACATTGCCGGCCAGCAGCGAGAGCTGCGCCGCTCTTTAACAGTCAGCGCAATACAGAAATACCAACAGACCGCATTGCCTCTACCGGCGACCGGCGATCAGACGGGTCAGATAGCCCGCCCACGACAGGAGAACCCTGTACGGCTGATCGAGAGCGAAACGCTCGAACCGTGCGAATGACCTGGCAAGCAATGCGCCCCGCGAATCCCAGCGGAAGAAGGGAGATTCAACTGAACAGAATTAGCGGTCCCGATAGCCTCGGCTGGGAACGCCGGACCTCATGCACCCTGCCCCACTCAACCAGGGCATTCAGAGCTGTAGCGTACATGTTGTAAGGACCTGTGATCCACGGCGAACAGATGCTGTTTGACGCCGTGAGTAGGAAGCTCGAAGCCCACCCACAGATAGCCAGCCCTGCAATCAGCAGCGGGCAACCGGCGCACATCACCGCTGACGCAACAACCCCGGCCTGTCGCCAGTAGCGAGGCCGGGGGTTTCACCGATAGGCCTTGGCAACAGGGCCTAACGGGAAACCAACCCGGGAGTCACGACGATGGAAGCAACAATCATCAACGGTTCATGGAAGGGTCACCTCGGACGTGGCCTGGCGCCGCGAGAACTTCAGTTCCTGCTTTGGATTGCCCAGGGCTTCACCTCGAAAGAGATCGCCCGCGAAGCAGGGATTGAGGCAGGCACCGTCAAGAAGCGCCTGACCAATGCGATGTTCAAGCTGGGCGTGACGAAGCGTACGGCGTTAGTGGCTGAGGCCATGAAGCGCCAGATCATCACGCCGGTTTGCTTTGTACTGGCGGCGCTGCTTGCCATGCACTCAATGATCAGTGACGACTCAATGCGTCGTGATCGCAGGGCACCGGAGAGGCGAATGGCTCAGGTTCGGATGGTGCGCCGGACGGAATGTCCTAGGTTGACCGCTTAACAGAGGCCACCAGGACAGCCTGTCGTTAACTGTCTGGTCAGCTGCGTGCGGGCCAGTTCCGGCACCTGCGGCCTTTCAAACATCAATGATGACAAGTGTCCCGTAGCTCCCAGACAAAACTGCATGCGGAACACCAGCTTCAGCCAGATAGATTTGTCCTTCTCCCACTCGCACGGATTCACCATCGACTCCCAGCAATAACTGCCCGGAGATGACTAACAATCCCTCAGTGTAGTCATGCACCTCTGCTTCAACGGACATTTCATCCATGCGCAGAACTTTGATATTGGAGCCGCCTACCCGTCCTAGAACGGTGGACTTCCAAGCTTGAGGCAAGGCCTTCGAGATCAAATCAAGATCCACCAGGGACATAGAAAACTCCTTATTTCGAACTTCCCTACTTATACCCCTCCCCACCTCTACCCGTCAGCACTTACCCCGCGCCCATCGGCAACCAGCGGAAGGCATGAGTGTTGACGAATACAGGTGAACAACCCGCCACTTTGGAGGCGACCATGTCAGCACTACGCAAGGCTCAGTTTGAGCACGACGAACAACTGCCGCCTCCGGTGAGCGAAACCTCTCAGCAATTGGCTCGCAGCGAATGGCTATACAACGCAGCCGAAGAGCTGGCCAGAGGTGGCAGCGTGGTGTTCAAGCGCCACCTGCACCCGCAGCAAGGCGTCACGGCCTACCAGTTCGCACTGGCTGTCGATGAGTACGCCAACAACCTTCTGGCCGACTGCGGCGTCGACGCTCCAGCCCTGGGCTACTTGCTGATCGCTGGGATGGCGGGCTCAAGGGTGAAGTCGGAAGCACTGGAGCTACTCGGCCGAAGCGACCACCCACTTGGGAAGCTCGGCGAGATTGCCGAACGCCTCCTTCAACCTCTGGCTGATGACGCTCTGATCGCCCAGGCCGAGGACAACGAACTGTGAGCCCCTACGTTGAGATCGATAAAGCGCTGTTTGCGCTTAAAGATCCAGATAAGCCCGCCCTCGACGAGATCTTGGCCGAGGGTTTGATCGTGCGTCACTTCACCTCGGGCGCCATCAACGCAGAAGAATTTCATTGGTATAGCGCACGCCTCCTGGATGTAAGCCGGCGGCGTAAGGAGAAGGCATGACTACCGCACCGGTTAAATCACTGGTCGACGAGCAGCTCGAAGATATCAGCGCTCATAACCTTCGCGAGGCCTACAGCCTGGCCGAACGCCGCGGCTTCTTCGGTGCGCCAGTTGAGCAGTACGCAGAGCCTGGTTATGGCGGTCGAGTGCTTCAGGTGCTCCGCTATAGAGTTCAACAGCAGAGCTAAACCTACGTCCGGCCCGCCCTTCAATATCCCCCAAGCACCCAATAATTTTGAACGCTGCGAACATCGCGGCAAGGAATCCCCATGTCCGCAGAGAGAAAGCCCAGCCCTATTGTGGAAGATGCTGAGTCGAGTGTGGTTACCACTATCGATCCCCGTCGCTCGCAAAGTGTGTCGACTGATATTTCAGCTCAAAGCAGTGATGCCGCCAGCATCATGTCCGTGATCATCCAGGTCGCCACCAATCCAAATGTCGATGTCGGAAACATGGAGCGGCTGATGCAAATGCACGAGCGTCACGTCGATCGACAGGCGTCAGTTGCATTCAGTATTGCGATGGTCAGCGCCCAGAAACGAATCAAGCCGGTGACACGTAATGCTCTCAACAAGCACACGGCCAGCACCTACGCCAGACTTGAAGATATCGACCGAGAGATCAGCCCGATTTTCACGGAGGAAGGCTTTTCGCTTTCCTTCGGAACTGCTGACTCTCGCCTGCCAGGCCATCTTCGCGTCACCTGTGAATGCATGCACGCAGGCGGCCATACGAAGCTATATCAGCTCGACCTTCCAATTGACGCTGCTGGATCAGGCGGAAAGACAAACAAGACCGGAGTGCAGGCGAACGGCTCAACTATCAGCTATGGCCGGCGATACCTGACCCAGATGATTTTCAACGTCACCACAACAGATGACGACGATGACGGGAACTCGGGAGCCCCCCTTCCCAAGGATTCGCCACCAGAGCCTGAGGCCCTTCCACCGTATCCAGCTGAAAAGTTCGCTGAAAACTTCCCTAAGTGGGTTGCCATGATTCTGGGCGGGCAAAAGACAGCGGAGCACATCGTCGTGATGCTTGGACTGAAAGCAACCCTGACCGAACACCAGAAAAAAACCATTCTCGCAATCATCGCCCCATCACAAGAAGGAGACGCGACATGAAAATTCATAACGTAGTTCAAGGCTCTGCCGAGTGGCACGCTCTGCGCGCGCAGCATTTCACAGCCTCTGAAGCTCCCGCCATGATGGGCGCATCGAAGTATCAAACGCGGACCGATCTGCTGGCGATTAAGAAGACCGGGATCACGCCCGACGTCACGCATTCCCAGCAGTTCATCTTCGACAAAGGCCACGCTACTGAAGCCCTGGCCCGCCCACTGACTGAGGCGTTGATCGGCGAAGAGCTGTATCCGATCGTTGCGACCGAGGGCAACCTGCTGGCCTCCATGGATGGCGCCACGATGCTCGGCGAGACACTGTTCGAGCACAAACTGTGGAATGAGTCAGTCGTGGCCCAGTTGAAAGCCGGCGACCTGGCTCCGCACTACTACTGGCAGCTTGAGCAGCAACTGCTGGTAAGCGGCGCTGAACGAGTGATCTTTGTTTGCTCGGACGGCACCCCGGAGAACTTCGTGCACATGGAATACCGGCCCGTCGCCGGGCGCGCGGCCCAGTTGATCGAAGGCTGGAAACAGTTCGAGGCAGACCTGTCCAACTTCGAAATGGCCGACGCTCCTTCAATCGTAGTCGGCAAGGCACCTGATGAACTGCCAGCCCTGCGCATCGAGCTGACCGGCATGGTCACCGCCAGCAACCTGAAGGTGTTTGAAGATTCGGCACTGGCCGTCATCGACTCGGTGAAAACCACGCTCTCCACCGACCAAGACTTCGCCGACGCCAAGAAGGCGGTCAAGTGGTGTGGCGATGTCGAGGAGGCTGTCGCTGTCGCCAAGAAACAGGCTCTGTCGCAGACCCAAAGCATCGACGAGCTGTTTTCGTCGTTGGATCGCATCAGTGCCCATGCTCGCGAGACTCGCCTGAAGGTCGACAAGCTGGTGAAGGCTCAAGAGCTGTTGGTGAAGACCAACATCAAGCAAAAAGCCGAGCTGGCACTGGCGGATCACATTGCCGCAATCAACAAGACCCTTGGCAAAGTCACGCTGCCTCCTGTCGTTTCGGACTTCGCCGGCGCCATGAAGAACAAACGCACAATTGCCAGCCTCCAGGACGCAGTTGATACCGAGCTGGCCCGGGCGAAGATCGATGCAAGTCAGGCAGCGGAAAGTATTCGCTTGAATCTGACCAGCCTGGCGGAGCTCGCCGTTGATTACGCCTTCCTGTTCAGCGACGTGCAGCAACTGGTGACCAAGGCCAATGATGACCTGGTGACGCTGATCAAATTCCGTATCTCGGAACACCAGAAGGCGGAACAGGATAAGGCCGACGCGAAGCGAATCGCCGACGAACAAGAGGCCCAGCGCCTGGCAGCCTTCAAGTCAGATCCGGTCGTGGAGAAAGTTTCGACATCAGAGCCCGTCCGCACCGCTCCTGTCCAGACGGCGGCCCCCGTAGCCCAGGCCACAACGTCAGTAACGAGCCATGCGGTCGAGCAGGTAGCGCTGCAGGCCAACGTGACGGACTTCGAGGTTCTGGTGAAAGCCGTGGCATATGGTCAGGCGCCAATCACCGTCCTCCTGGTCAACTGGGAAGCGCTCGACACGATGGTCGCAGAGCAGGGATCAAGCTTCAGCATGGCCGGGGTGACGCTGGCCAAGGCGGCAGCATGATTAGCAACCACCTCAGCCTGGTTAAGCAGCAGCGTCAGCACGCAGAATCAATATCGGTGCGCACGGCGCAGTTCCTGGCAGCCGGCGGAACGATCTACCTGGGCGAAAGCCCGGCGATCAACCCTCCACCGCCGAAGCGCTCCACCAAGATCGATCCCGAAACCATCCTCAAGCGCCGCAAGCCGCCTATCACAGCGGCAGAACGTAAGGCGCTGCGCAAACTCGCGGAGGCATTGTGAGCAAACGCAAGGCGCATAACCTGCAGGCCCGCATTGCCCGGTCGTGCCGGTCGTTGCTGGCATCCAACCGCGTCGCCGTCGTGAACATCGACCCCTGCGGCCGCCAGGGCATGATCAATTACAAGTCGCTGAAGAACATTGCGCCGGGGAAGATTGGCCAGGCCGTCTGCAGCATTCCCCACCGGTGGACGATCTACCTCAGCGCGCTTTGCATCGACGCCCGCGGCGACCGCTACAGCAAATCGGTGGAGGTGGCGCCCGATGGCGTTTATCTCTCCGACCACCTGGAAGACGTGATCGAGCACTGCTACAAGAAGCTGCGCGACGAGGCGAATCAAAGCCAGATGGTGGCTTCAGGTTGGATTGCCATTCCCGAGGCTTTATCACTGGAAGAGGCGCACGCCGCGCGGATCTTCGAAGCGGTCGGCGCGTGGAATCAGCAGAAGGTCGCTACATGCGCCGAATAGCCTGCACCCAGCAACGCAAACATCAAACCTGGCTCGCACTGCCGGCCAGCGGAATAGAAGAGGCAGGCCATGGCAGCCGAACAGAAGGAGCGCACGGCAAAGCTTGCCGAGAAGCGGCAGGAACTGGGCGAGCAGGAGTTGCGGCACACGGTACCGCACGGCACCCGGCAGATGCTCGACGAGTTGATGCTCTGGCATAAGGTCGAGGAAGTCAGCGAGGCGGTGCAACTGCTGGTGCTGAATGGCCGGGCCGAGGATCTGCCGCCGGCGCCGCCGAAGGTCAAAGGCACCTCCGACATCATTCGCCATTACTTCCGTCAGGGGATGCGCGACCGCCTTGCAGCACTCACCGCAGACCTGGGCGAAAAGAAGGACCGCGCGACGATCTGGCGACTGATCGTGCATGCACACTCACTGGGCGCCGAGAGGTCCGCATCAATGTTCGAGATTAAGCGCCACGGAATCGACATAACTCAAAACGTGGCGCGTAAATTACGGCAGGCTGGCTTTGCCGAATCACTCCAAATGAACGCCGAAGAAGAAGGCGACGAATAGTCCAGCCCGCTCACCGCACAAGGTCATGCATCCTCGGCAAACAAACGATCTTTAATCAGCTGAACGGCCTTGTGAAAGCCCCGTTCCTCTTTGGCCTCATGAAGAGGCACGGTTCGCTCGCTGTGATCGCCCTTACGGGTTATGTATTCGATCACGTAGCTGAACTGATGAGTCTCTTCATCGAACTCCAAATAAAAGAACTGCTCATCACCCATTTTATCCAGATAACCGACCTGCTTTCGCATGTTCACTCCTTGATCCGACCCAGTGCCAGACATCTGTCATACCCCAACCAAAACCAAATTGCCACCACCGGAAGCCGGAGGGCGGCGCCTGACTGGAGATAATCCATGAGCCACAACTGCGCATACGTTCGGCAGCACTATCAGGTGCCCGCCGAAGTCGGCCGCCGCGTCATCGCCAACGGTGAGCCTGGCGTGATCATGGCCGACCGTGGCCACTACATCGGAGTCATCCTCGACAGCGACCCGAAGAAGCGCATTCGAAACTACCACCCAACTTGGGAGATGCAGTACGGCGAGATGGCAGAGAAGCTGCCACTGAAGCGCTACCAGGTTTTGGTCGCTGGCTGGGACTGGTGGGACATCACCAACCGAACAATTGTTGATATGTTCGCCAGCACGCCTTCACAGGCCAAGTACAAGGCCTACGAGAGCTGCGAGTACCACGACATCGAGTGCATCTTCGGCTTCAAGGTTCGCCGGGCCTGACCCTCCGGCGCTGCCAACCCCAGCTATTTTCCCAGCAAGTGCTTGTCGATGGCCTCTGCCGCCAGAGTTCTCGCAGCGGTCATGGCATCGCTCTCTGTCTCCCAGCCCTGGATCGATGCTCCAATTTTTTCCTCTTTCTGAGACAGTGCGGCGGACACGTCAAACCGAAGAACGGCGCCCGAAGAGCTCAGGAAATAGGTAACTTCAACGTTCATACCTCGATATGCGAAGTCTGCTTTTTTTAGTTCTAGGTTGACCAACTCTTTCTCCTTTATCCGGCTCCATGCCGGTCACCCGTAATACCCCATCTCAACGAATCACGCCAGCCGCCTTGGCCCTAACGCTTTTTGTTCGTATCGGGAATAAAGCTACCCAAGAAAAAGACAGTCGCAGGCCCTATGAGCCAAGCGGCGGTCGTTCCCGGACTGACAATAGGTAAGGCGATAGCAATTGCAAACAAGCCTACCCCTGTCCATAGCCGCTTACGCGGCGTGAACCACTCGCGGAACACTTCAAGCTTTTTACTGGCCATTGCCACTCTCCCCGACAACTCACTCGAAAAGATTATCACTTCTATCAACGAATCACGCCAGCCGGCGAGGCAGGCGCACACCTGGAGATAACCCATGAGCACCTTTGCAGTGTTTGGAATGACCCTCGATGTCGCCAAGACAGAGGCCCGCAAGAAGACGGCTGGCACCAGGAAGAACGCCAAAGCTCCTGGCGGCGTCGAGCCGATACCGGAAGCCGAGTGGCTGGAGCTGGTCGCCAAGCGTACCGAGAAGATTATGGGGGGGGTACGGTCCGCCAGCTCTCACCGCTCTTCGATGCCCCGCAGTACGCCGAGCAGTTCATTGAGTTGGCCCGCAAGACGCTGAGATGCCGCGACATGCAGATCAGAGCCAAGGCTGTGCTGGTGGACGCCAAGGGCAAGCCGATCATCAACCCCAAAACAAAGGCGCCCCGCGTGGGGTTTTCGGAGTGGCCGCCGAAGCAACAAGACCAGGCCGCATAGCCGGCATCAATGTGGCTACATATCAAAAAATCCACGCGGGGACGAATGGCGCGTGATAGTCCATAGCCCATCCTCTTTTCCGGTAGACAGATGAATGTTTTTTGACCTGCCGCACAAGTCGGAAACGCGCTCAGGGCTCATGCATACGCCTCTACTGATCGCCTTGGTCGTTCTAAAGGATACCGCATCCGGCTTTACCGATTCCGCAACCAGCCATTTGTAGATCTTCCGCGCATCCCAAACATCTACGACCTTGAGCCGGAGGCTGTTGGCAAAAAAACCGATTAACGCACAGCCAATGTTAATGGCAACGCTGGTCAGGGTTGACTCATCCATAAGTAATTCCTTTTGAGTCTGCAAAAATTGAACAGAGAATGCCTCATGGCCATCACTTACGGAAGCGTGTGCAGCGGCATCGAAGCCGCGACACAAGCGTGGCACCCGCTGGGCATGCGCGCCGCCTGGTTCGCCGAGATTGAGCCATTCCCCTCGGCGGTCCTGGCCCACCACTACCCGGACGTGCCGAACCACGGCGACATGACCAAGCTGGCCGCTCTGGTGCTGGCCGGCAAGATCCCGGCGCCGGACGTCTTGGTCGGCGGCACCCCATGCCAGGCCTTCTCGGTCGCAGGTATGCGGGAAGGCCTCACCGACCCGCGCGGCGCCCTCACCATCAAATACGTGGAGCTTGCAGATGCAGTTGACTATGTTCGAGCAGGCCAGCGAAAGCCCGCCAGCGTTATCGTCTGGGAGAACGTCCCCGGCGTCCTCAGCGACAAAGGGAACGCCTTCGGATGCTTTCTTGGCGCGCTTGCTGGGGAGGACTGCGAGCTGCAGCCTCCAAGGAAGAAATGGCAGGACGCTGGTTGTGTGTATGGACCCAAAAGAACAATCGCGTGGCGGGTCCTGGACGCCCAATATTTCGGCCTGGCCCAACGACGCCGTCGTGTGTTCGTTGTCGCAAGTGCTCGAGACGGGTTCGATCCCGCCGAGGTACTTTTTGAGCGCGAAGGCGTGCGCCGGGATACTGCGCCGCGCCGAAGCGAGAAAGCGGACTCTCCCGCCGGCACTCTTAGAAGCACTGACGGCGGCAGCGATGTCGATCACGCAGTAGCAGGTCATCTCCAGCCAACCGCATTCGGCGGCGGCGCCAACTGCGAACAGACCGAAGTAGCTACGGCTCTCAGCGCGCACCCTGGCGGTACAAGGATGGATGCTGAAACCGAAACGTTCGTTGTGACCGCACCGCTCACAACAAACCAGTACGGCGACCATGAAAGTCGGGAAAGCCTGCTGGTCGTGGCCGGCACGCTTCAGGCCGGCGGTAAGGCGGCCGGCAGCGCAACCCAACAGGATGCCGAATCAGGCTTGCTGGTGGTGCATGGCACGCAAGACCCTGGTGTCAGCGAAAGGCTTGCCTTTGCCCTGGGCCGGAACAACGGGCAGGAAAACGCAGTACTCGCGTTCTCCTGCAAGGATCATGGCGCAGATGCTGGAGTAATCGCACCTACGCTGCGCGCAATGAATCACTCAGGCAGCCACGCCAACGCCGGCGGCCAGGTGGCCGTGTGTATCACCGGTGATGTCACACACACCCTGAAGGCTGAGGGTTTCGACGGCAGCGAGGACGGTACCGGGCGCGGCCAGCCGATTGTTGCATGTCGAGAAGTGGCCCAGACGCTGACCTGCAACTACGGGAAGCAGGTCGACAACACTGATTCAGCCCTGGGCCCCAACGTAGTGTCCTTTACCAGCTCAGTGCGCCGCCTCACGCCGAGGGAGTGCGAACGCCTTCAGGGCTTCCCCGACGACTACACGCGCATCCATTGGCGAGGAAGGGTTTTGGGTTTGTGCCCAGACGGTCCCCGCTACAAGGCAATCGGTAACAGCAAGGCCGTAACCGTGGTTCGCTGGATTGGCCGGCGCCTGCTGCAACAGCTGGCGGTCAACTAGAAAAGAGCTGGTAGTAGGCGATTTCAGCCCTGGAAATTACTGCAGGCAGTCCAGCTGCAATGAAGCCATTGATGCACGCCCTAGTAGCTGGCACGTTGAATCGATTGCCTCGTTCCCTCATCTCGGCCAGCACCGTTGATGAAATTAGGTACTTCCCACAGCCCGGGCATTCGACATCCCTGAACTCGCCTACTGAATACCGCTCCTTGCCCTTTCCGCCGCAGATAACACATACGTAATTATCCATCACCACCTCCGTTTGGCTTGTAGCAGAACTTTAGCTCATCCCCTATCAAACTCCACCGCCCGGGCATGGCCCGGCAAGGATTCCCGATGCCTACAGAAAACCAAACCCCCAAGCCCGCGCTGAGCCTTGCTACCGGCTGCGACCTGGATGCTGCTACCTGGGCCGACTTCGTGACCCGCCTTCGCCATGACTGCGTTGGTGCTGGCGTGCATGATCACTGCACCTCTGAAGCGACCTTCATCGTCCAGGCCAGACGAATCGTCTACGGGATAGACACCGACTACAGCGACAAACGCGTGCTTATCAATCACTGCAATGAGGGTGAGTGGTTCTCGCCAAAGGATTACTGGGACGAACAAGACGAAGATGAGCGGGCCTCCTTGAACAAGGCTATGCAGGCTTGGTCAGGATGCCAGTTCATGAAGGCGGACGAGTCGGATCAGTGGTACGTCCTCGGCGAGCTGGAAGGACATGCGGTCACTGGCTGGTGCGAAAACTGGGAGTACATCAACGCGCACTTCACCAAAGACGCCGCCGAGGCATTCATCCGGCGCAAGAAGCACGACTATGGCAAAGGCATGCGGGTCTACGTCGAATCCCAGTATTACGCCTGGGAGTTCAACGCCATCAAGGAAGCGATCCTTGACGGCACGCTAACTTATATACCGAAAGTAATTGAGTAATTCTAGAAAAAGAAAATCGATGGATAATTAATACTGTTCCAAATCATCCAGCTCAGTAATCCATTTCTGCAAAGAAATTATGTTTGCATCTAACTGTTGGAGCATGCCAGGCGTGAGAACCGAATGGGTGCTGTCCATTATTGCAGCTGAAAACTCTCCATAACTGGCAACTTCTCGCATCCCCACGACGAAATGAACCATTTCAACACTCAGCGCCACCACTGAAAGTTCTCTAAGCATTGCAGCAGCCTGCTTGGCATCGTGAGCAGAAGCCCTGGCGCCGTCGAGTGGGGTAAATGAGCCTCTACGAAGTTGAAAATCCATAAGCCCCTTACGCAATCGCTTCTGAACGCCCAGCAAATGATCCATGAGAGCCCTTGTGGCTTGCAACCCGTCAGATCGAACCTTCAAATCTTTATCTTGAAGTTGCTTCTGCTGTTGGTAGCCCTGATAAGCAGGCACAGATATTGCCACGATCACCGCTAACAACCCACCGATTGCCTGGGCCCATCCCGCACTATCTGGCGGCAACCACCCATTTTTTACCCAGTAGGCAACAGAGCCGACAAGAACCCAGCTGCTTGAGCTAAGAAATATAAGGGCCCAAATCAATGTCACCGCGTAACGGGCTACCGTCCCTGAAAAATGATTACTCAATCTACGACGTTCCAAACGACCAAAATTATCCGGTGAGAATACCTCTGTAAATATGCGGGTAACTAGTTTTTTTAGTTAGTGCAAAAACCTGTAACCCCTACTCCCTTCAAAGTCAGCCGCTATAGCAGCAAGGAATCCGCATGTCTCAAGCGAAGGAACGCCCCATTCTGTTCTCGGCGCCGATAGTGCGCGCCATCCTGGAAGGCCGGAAGACGGTCACGCGCCGGGCAATGAAGTGCCAGCCCGACGCGGATGCCAGCATCACGGTTGAGTCGTACAACGTGGCAGTAACCAATCGTCGCGGCTACCAAGAGGCAGGGCCAGAGATATTTGGCGCCTGGTGGCGTGATGGCGAGTCTGGGTGCAAGTGCCCCTACGGCAAGCCAGGCGACCGGCTGTGGGTGCGCGAGACTTTCATCGATCTGCGCGGCACCGGTGTTGAGCATCGCCCAGACCCGGACGGCCCGCTCCAGCGCTACGCCTACGCTGCCGACTGCCGCCCTGGGTCACACAGCGACGAGGCAAGGAAAGACTTCGGCCTGAAGTACAAGCCCAGCATCCACATGCCTCGCGCTGCCTGCCGCATCCTGCTGGAGATCACCGACGTGCGCGTCGAGCGGTTGCAGGACATCACCTACGAGCAGGCGGCTGCCGAGGGCGTTCACCGAGGCCCGCTACGCGAGTGGTGCGCGAGCGACGAAGGTGGCGCCTGCCACAAGTACCCGGTGCCCGCCTTCCGCGATCTCTGGCAATCCGTCGGCGGCAACTGGGACGCCAACCCGTGGGTCTGGGTGGTCGAGTTCAAGCGGGTGACGCCATGAGCGATTCCCCGAAGAGTCTCGGCTGGATGGACCACGGAAAGACAGATTGCGGCCTCTTGGTAATGAGTCGATGGGATAGCCCGGATCGCGATGACAACGCCAAAGACCTGCAGCGCTTTGTGAAAGATGTGAAGCGAAGCGGGCTCAACCACTCCCGCATTGAGCGCTGCGAAGGCGATCAATTCCCGGAATGGGTTGGCGAGCTCCATTGCGACGATACGCAATGCCAGTGCCGACGTTTCCTTCGCATCAAACAAGCCTAACCCCAATCCCCCTACATGCCTGCCGGTGAGCGAACTCACGGTAACTGGCTGTCGATCCATCGCTCCGCAGCTGCCATCGCATCACCCAGTGCCGACGGATAGTCAGGCCATGGACCCGTCAACTCGGCGGCAACTTCGCCCAATCCTTCAACGGCTGCCGGCTCGATGATTCTCGCAAATGCGGGTACGTCATCGTTTGGTCGCCTCCATTCGAACTTGAGAAACAACGTATGCCCCCGATAGGCGTGAACGACTGGAACATCAAGATTGTGTGGCACGCGCCCTCCCTGACACAGAAACCAAATTGAGCCGTGTTTGTAGCCCTTATCCGTCCCCATTTCCATCGAGGCAATTTGCTATCAACTTCTGCTGCCCAGCGTGGCGAGGACACCCCATGTACGCAACGAAACTCACCCTGCTCATCACGGCCATCGTGTTGTACGTGGCGGGGTCCATCTTCTGGTTTTTCTGGCAGGTGCCGGAGCTGCTCTCCACCGGTACCGACCAACACCTGATCGCAGCATTCGCCGGCACCGTCGCCTGGATGCTACTCACCTTCGGTTTCATCATCCACATCATCAAGACAGCGCGGCCTACTGGCCCGCATGACAGTCCCCGGGCATAGAGGTGCACACCATGGAAATGCAAAGCGAAACGCTTGCCGAGGAAGAGATCGCGGCAATAACGGGCTACATGATCCCGTCCAGGCAGATCGAGTGGCTCAACAAAAACGGCTGGAAATACGTACTGACTCGCTCGCGCCGACCAGTGGTGGGCCGCGTTTACGCCCGGATGAAGTTGGCCGGAGTGAAGCCATCAGCAGAAAACGTCGCGGCCGAAGCCTGGTCACTGAATCTTTCAAACGTAGGATAAAGACATGCGAGCAAAAAAGGCGGCAAACAGGGACCTGCCGCCGCGAATGATTCGGCGTGTACGCACGCTGAAAGGCGGAAAAGAGTGGGTTGGGTATTACTACGACGGGAGGAATGAAGACGGGAAGCGGGTGGAGATTCCGCTCGGGGGTGACCTGGAAATTGCAAAGGCTGAATGGGCAAAGCTCGACTGCAAGCCGGTACCGAAGAAAGGAGCCCTGCTGGGCCAGGTGTTTGACCGTTACGAGCGCGAGATCATCCCAGGCAAGGCACCCAAGACGCAGAGCGATAATCTCCTGAGCCTGAAGCAACTGCGCAAAGCGTTCAGCGACGCCCCTATTGATGCGGTTACACCACAGATCATCGCGCAGTACAGGGATAGCCGGAGCGCCAAGGTAAGAGCCAATCGGGAAATATCACTGTTGTCGCACATCTACAACATTGCGCGGGAGTGGGGGCTCACCGAGAACAACCCTGCCGCCGGCGTGCGCAAGAACAAGGAGGCGCCTCGAGACTTCTACGCAACTGAGGAGATCTGGAGCGCCGTTTACGCAGTCGCAGCCTCGGAGCTTCGCGATGCTATGGACTTGGCCTACCTGACCGGACAGCGCCCCGCAGATGTGCTTTCGATGCGCGAGGCTGATGCGGTAAATGAATTCCTGCAGGTGTCGCAAGGCAAGACGGCCAAGAAGCTCCGGATCCGCCTTACCGCTGCCGGAAACCTTAATGACCTGGGCACACTGGTCGAGCGACTGATAGAGCAGCGGCGCTCGCGTGGAGTACGGACTCCATACCTAATAATCACTGAAGATGGCCGGCAGGTGACCAAGCCGATGCTACGCCTACGCTTTGACGATGCCAGGAACAAGGCAATTGCCATTGCTAACGAGGCGGGAGACGGCGTGCTTGCGGCGAGCATCCGGCAGTTCCAGTTCCGCGACATCCGACCAAAAGCAGCCAGTGAGATATTGGACCTTGGCGATGCCAGTCGCCTGCTTGGGCACACGGATAAGCGGATAACCGAGACGGTTTATAGGCGCGTTGGCGAGATCGTGAAACCGACACGTTGATAGAGCATCTGACAGTAGTTGCGGAAAGCGTCGTAAACGATGCGGAAACTGTTAGTTTAAAACCCAGTCCAATTATCGAACGCCAGAAACACAAAAGCCCCGCATAA